TTTTCTTCTTTTTTCTCATCACTTGGTTCATAATATTCTTTATATTGTTCAAGTAAATCATTTGTATGTTTCAAGTGTGCTCTTATTTGAGCAAAGTTTTTTGCAATTAATTGGAAGTCTTTATCACTTAATCCAAATAATACTGGATCAAGTCCTTCTGCTTCCATCTTTTGGAATACTTCTTCTGCATTGTCAGAAGTAATAATAATCCATCTCAACTTTTCTAGTTCAGGCATTGTAGGTTTCTGTAAGTCTAACTCCTGCCTAGGTTCTTCTAACTTAAATATTTTAAGTCGTTTCTCACCGATTGAACAACCAGTAAGTATTAAAACAGCAATGATACTAATTATTATACGGTACATAATTTGGGTTCGCTATTGACGGACACTCTCTATTGATTTCTGATTTTTTTGTTGCGTTGATTTCTTCTTCTGTAAGTGGTGACCCACCTGCTATCTCAACACATCTGATTGCTTTATCACTTGCGCCATTAACTATTCTTTCAATTGCTTCTGTTTTTTCTATTGCAAGTTTACCAAAATCTCTTCCACCTTTGTTAAATCTATTATCTAAATCATCTATATCTTTTTTAAGAGCGTTCACTAACTCATTAAATTTTTTATTTGCTTTTAAAATTTCTTTAAAGTCTTCTTGCTGTTTAGCAATCAGCTCCTTTTGAGAGCTGACCGCTTCTTCAAGTTTAATTTGATTGGCTTTTAAAATGGCATTATCGGATCGTAATTTCATAACATACATACCTGCTCCAGCAAGTCCGCCTATCATTATTACAACCATTACCATTTTCATTGTGCCAAACATTGTTTTAGTCTTTCTTTAAAATTGCCCAAGCGCCGTAAGCAATTGCAGCCCAAGCCGCAATTTTAGCAATGGGACTAAAAAATAAAACCACAACACCTAAACCGATTAATACTGCACCGTGTAAAGATGTTAGTTCTTTAATTCTTCCTGTTATAAACTCCATTAGTTTTTCTCCTTTTTACTTAATCTTAGCGTTGACTTTACGGTGTTTATTCCACGCAACAAAGCCACCTAGTCTTAACGACCAGTATGCTAAGTAGTTCATAAGATAGAAACCATTTACGCCAATATTAATATCTCTAAAGATTTCGTCTGCTCTTTTTTGAGATATAATACCAAGGGTATCTGCCTTATTTATTTTTAATAGTGTCTGATACTTATAAGCATAATCGTGTACCAATCCACCCATTAAAAGTACTCCAACTGGTGATAAAAATGTATGCAAGAATTTTGGTATACTTGCACCATCAAATTTAAAACCTGCTGGTATAACGTATTTAACGTCATTTATTTCGTAGTTAAAATCTTCTACAATTTCCCAATGTCTAACACCGAGTAACCATAAAAGTATTCCTTTAAAAAATCCTTTGCCTTTTGTTCTTATTGGTATGGGTCTCATTACTGGCATTGTTTTATAACTAAAATTATGACACTTTGGTTTTTTCTTATCAAATAAATTGATAATTAATCCTAATATAATAACTAAAATTACTATTGACCACATCCAAAATTTAATTGCTAAACTTATTATTAGTTCCATTTATTTTTTCCTTGTTCTCATACTAGATGTTGGTTGGGCACCTCTTACGTGAACCATACCACCCATAGTATTTTCGTCTTTCTTTTTTTTCGGAGCAGCATTTGTAAAAGGTCTTTGATTCATAGCACTTGTATAATTTGCGTGTAATCCAACACCCCTAACATTTTTACCACCCGCTCTTTTTTTAGGTGGCACATCACCTAAACTTGCTATAGGTTGTACATTTGAATAGTTTCCTATTCTAACACCTGTTGTACCTATAAATTCTTTAAAACTTTTCATAGTCTTGCTTTTTCTTTAATAGTCTTTTTTCTTTTAGGTGTTTCAATTTTAATTTCTTCTTTCACAACTCCACTTAATTCATCAATCTTTTCTTCAAGTTTATTTAGTACACTATAAACACCTTTCAATACAACATTATTGTTATCATCACTCTCTTGTACTTTTCTTTTTAAAGTACCCATAACTCTTTTCTTACCTGTTGGATTCATATCTACGCCACCGTGTGCTACTGCATTTGCTGGTGCGTCTTCTTTTTTGACTTCTTTTTTATCATCTTCATCAATCTTGTTGATGATTTCATCCATCATATCTTTATAATGTTTTGGCATATTCGTACTCCGATACTAGTTTATTATTTTGTTCATAGATACCCACACCTAAACAAGTCATCACAGGTTCATCTTCTATGTCTGGTATATCTCTTACTTCATTTAACATATTATCATACTGATTAGTTTCTTTTAAATATGAAACAACACCTGCTTCTATAGCGTCTTTGTGTGTCATTAATCTATTATCTTCTCTCAATATCATTGCCATAGCACCAAAAAAAGAACCAAACTTACTACCTAATCCTACTTTTGCAAATAGTCTTTTCATATTAAAAACAAATCTATGTAAATAAGTATATGCTTTTTTATCTTTAGTTGTTTTTAATGTCTTATTAGGTCTTAATACATTACCTTTTTTATCAATAATACCTTGTTTAAATGCTTCGTGTTTTTCCCAAGGTGTTACCAATAGTTTAACTACTCGGTAAGTTATTAACATATCTACTGCTCTACTAGCCATTAAAGTTCCTTTAACATTTGTTTTATCTTTTCATCTTCTTCAACATCACCCATTTCGTGTTCATAAAGTAATTTAAGATAGTTCAATACTGTTTTTAATACTGACCAATATTCTCTATCTATCTTAAATAATAATAAAGTTATCGCTACATCTGCACTAAAAACATTTTGTAATACTACAATGTGATTAATAATTAATCTTATTTTAACTTCACCTGTAGTCTTATACTTACGAAATAACCTTTTAAGATATTTAAATCTTTTAATATCTTCCAAAAACTCTACATTGGTTTCCAATGTAGGATTACTATAATTTTTGCTTGCAAATAGCAACCAATTATCTTTGGTTATCTCTTCAAACATTTTGACCTACACTAACTTAGCGTAGACCTTGGATGTACCGTTCTTTAAAGTTTCATAACTAACTTCTAAATTTAGACCGCCAGATTTTTTGTGTGATATACCATCATCATTTAAATCAGAACCATCAGTATCTTTCCCAAATCTTCCACCAAATTGACTAACTTTCGCACTAACTTTTCCAGATGTTCCTTCCATTGTAACTGGAGAAACAGTTAAACCTATTCGGTTTAGTTTTTCTCTTAAACTATCTACCGCTTGTTGTGGTTTAATGAATTCTACGTCTGCAATAGAACCTACAAAAGCATTAACTCTATTTAATACTTCTGGATCGGAAATGTTATGAGCGCCTAAATTACCATCTTCAACAGCGTTAGATGTAGCTGTGCCAACCATCTTGCCGTCTTCTGTAATATGTTGTTTAAACGTTTTCATTTTTTGTTTTTTCCTTTTCTTTTGCTGTGTCCTCTTCAGGACAATCAGCGATTACTTCTTCCTCAAAATCGTCCAAGTCTTTATCTTCATAAAAAATCTTAAACTTTTTTATCATCTTCTTTTTTAACTGGATTTGTTGTATCTCCTCCAGCCATTCCTATTAATTTATTAACTTGTTGAATAGCGCCATTGATTGCATTTAAATTTGCTTTCATCTGACCCAAATCAGTTTCAACTTGTTTTATATTTTTACCTAAAGTATCAAAGTCTTTTTGTAGACCAAGTTTCTCCGAGGTAAGTTGTTCCAAATTTATATCCATAATTATCTCCTATATTATATATTATGCAACTGCGTATCCGTGACCTGCAATTACGTTCCAATTTGAATTTTTAAATAATAAAGTAACTGTTTCACCTGGCGCATTTAAAGTTACGGTTGTTCCGCCTCTTAAATTTGCTGGTGTTATAGTTATTGCGTTAGTACCTGCTGTTGCTGTATCTATAAACGTTTTAACTTGACCGCTTGTGCCGTCTGCTAAAGATACTGCCGCTGTTCCTGAAGTTGCTTCTACTTCTGTAACTGCACTTTCTACATCTGCAACTAAAGTTCCAGAACCTGTGCCTGTTAATGATTGGGATGCTTGAGCAAGACCTAAAAACGTTGGTACGTTATTAAATACATTTGCCGCTGATACTTTTTTGTTTATCGGTGTGCCTGATGGATCATCTATTACGTGAAACAGGTCTACACTCGCTAATGCGTTACCTAAATCGGTAAGCTGTGTGACTTTTTTATCTGCCATTTGTTTTCTCCTATTAACCCTTTCGGGAATGCTACTGTAGCCAGTTGACTACATCATAATATTATTTATAAGGGCAACCCTATAGAGGATTGCCCCTACGTTATTGATTATTAAGCGTCAGCTGAATTAGTCAATACGACTAATGTTTCGTGTGATACACGACCTGCTCTGCCACCAGAACCAGTTGTTTTTAGGTTCCAACCTGCGTGAGCAACTTTTCCATCTGATACTTCACTATCTTTGTAATTAAACAAACCAATAGTAACACCTGTGATGAAATTGTCAGCAGTTGCGTCATTAAAAAGGTCAGTACGGTTAGCACTAGACCATTCTTTTCTGATTGCTGCTGTTGCCCATAATGGTGCTCCAGCTGCTTCGTCTTTATTTGTATGACTTGACATATTATTCTCTCCTTTAAATTTTATGTTAAAGTACTCAATTCTTAATATATGTGTATATTTATAATGGGAAGGTGTGCTAGAAACCTAGCTTTTTTAGTTCTCGGATAGTATTTGATGTATTTCTATGAAAGATACCAATACCACCTCGTCTTGTAAATTGATCCGTATTAGGTTTATAATCGTCAATTAATACAGCAGGACTTCTGTATCCTGTTTGAGCATAGTTTTGTTTTTGACTTCTCTTTACAAGATTAACTCTTGCACCACTTATACCTAATTGACTTCTACACCATTTACTTTTACCAGGTTTACAATTTGGGTCTCTATCTGTATATGCTGATAGAATATCTGGTGAATGCTTTTTGATATAGTTCCATAATGTTTTACCATCTGACATCCACGGTAGTTTTTCCCAAAAAGTTTTATCATTCATAATTGGGTTCCACTTGTCTTGTTTTGTGAGGCTCATCCATTTACTGATAGGGACGCCAGTTGCTTTCTCAGCACCTTTTTTAAAGTCTGCCAAGACACCATCCATATCACAATAGAGTTTAGGAAGAGGCATAATCTAATTGCCTCCTAGGTATTATAGTTTATCTCTGGATCTGTATTTACTTTTGAAGCAGGATTTCCAGTCATTGTTCTACCCTTGGTAGGTTCATCTTTTTTCTTAGCAAGTTTTTCTTTTTCAGCTTTTTCTTTAAGTCTTGCTCTCAAAGTTTCATATTTTAATTTGTAAGGACTGACTGCTTCTTTTTTAATTTCTTTTTTATCAGCTTCTTTTTCTGCTTTATCTCGTAAAAGTTTGTTTGCAATTCCAACTGTTAAAGGAACTTGACCTGTTTCTTTATCTGCAACAGGTTTAATTACTTTACCTTTTTCATTTTCTAATTTTGCTTTTAAAACATTTACTTGACCTTGCAAAGTTAAAATTTGTTTCTCCATTGCTGTAGGGTCTTTTGCACCATCAGATTGTCCTTCTTCTTTATCTCTTGTCGCTCTTATCTTTGCAATTTTAACACCTGGTTTATTATCTTTTTCAATAGGTGGAATTTTACTTTCATTTCTTGTAGGTAACAGTACAGAGTCTCCTCTTTCTGTTGTTTCATTAGCTGCTTTATTCCAAATATTTCTAATAGTATTTTCTAAATTTGTTTCTGGTTTTTCATTACCAATAACTTCTTTTTTTGGATCTTTTTTATCTTCTGTAGTAGATACGTTAGCAGTTTTAAAATCAACTTCTTTTTTCTTGTCTTTCATTTTAGATACTTCGCCTGCGTCAATAGTTTCTTGCATATCTTCTGTAGGTCTTTGTGTTTCTACACCTGAAATAGCAAAAGCACTATCGTGGTCTACTGATTCATTTGCTCTTTTTAATGCGTTAGCAACATCTGGATGTTTTGATAATCCTTTTGCAAGTTTTTCAATAGCTGCAACTGCACCTGAATAATTACCTGCTTTGTATCTAGGGTCGTTTAATATACCGTATGCTTGTTTGATTTGTTGTTGAGAAAATGATTCTTCTATATCATCACCTTTAGGTTGTTTTTCTGCAACTCTATATCCAAATCTATATTTTGGTTTTCTACTTTTAGCAAAACTACCTTGTTTTGAAGATGTATTGGCACCACCTCTTTCAGAAATAGTTTCTTCTGTCATTTGTTTTTGACGTTCTAAATTTCTTTCGTTTGCTAGATGTGGTTTAATTTTATTACCTATGTAAGCAGTTTTACCTTCAGGTATCTTTTCTACTTTTCCGCCTTTGTCAATAAAGTCTTTCATTAATGTTTCATCAGCGTGTTTTCCATTAGAAGGTTTCCATTCTTCGTCTAGCTTATTAAAAAATTCTGTCTTTTCTTTAGGTGTCATTGAACCAATTCCACGAATAGAATCTTTTAATGCTTCGTCAAATTTTGCTTTGTAATTAGGGTCTTGGTATTGAGATTGCTGTTTAGCAATTGCTTCTTCAACACTACCTGGTTTTTGTTTTAAATATGTCATAGTACTATTTATAAGGTTATTTACCTGCTTTATCTCCTCGCTTATGTTTCAACCACAATCTTTCAAAGGTTGCTTTAGGACCTACACCAACTACTTGTTCATCTTTTTTAATTGCCTTAGCAATTTCGTGACCTTTTTCTACTGTTGATTTTTTCAATGGTGTTCCGTGGTCTTTTTTAATCTCTTTTGCTTTTGCCATACCTATTGCATATGCTTTATCGTTGTCTTCTTTTCGTTGTTTAGGAATATCACCGTCTTTATTTGGAACACAATTTGGTACTTGTCTTCCGTCTTTTTCTTTCATACCAACTTGCGTATAACCTTTCCAACAAGCTTCTATTAATTCTTCATTTGAACCTTCAATTAATTTTGATATATGTGGTATGTCTGCGTGTTTAATTGCTAGTTGAGTAGGTATATCCATTCTCTTAATCATTTGTCTAACAGCGTCGGTTACATCTGTTGCTTTTTTATTCTTCCATACATTTTTAATATTAGCAATTTGTTTATCACTCATTTTACTTTGTAAATATCCAGTATCTTCTTTAACAATTTCTATTGATTTAGTTTGTCTTACGTCACCAGTTTTATACCACTTAATCCATTTTTCTGCTTCTGCTTTAGTTTTATAACTGCCGTGTATAAATTTACCACCATCCATTTTAGTAACTTGTACAGCAAACGCTTCTGGTACTTCTGTTTTACCTTCTGGTTCTGGTAGTTTTTGTTCAACAGGTGATGTATTTCTACCCATTTTATTAATCTTAAATCCTTTAGCTCTTAATTTCTGTGCTTTGTTTTGTAAATCTTGTAATGTTTTTGCGTCTTCAAAACCTGCGTGTTTTCCATACTTGTCGTCATAAGATAATCTGAAAGGTGCTTTTGCTTCTTCTAATTCTTCTTTTCTCATTTGTGCCAACTGGGAAGCGTTTGCTCCGTGTCTTGAAATGAGTCTTGCTTGCGCTAACATTGACACAAATGGAATATTTGCTTTTAATATCTTAATTAAAAGCTGTTTATTCTTATCAAACTTATCAAATATTTTCATCAACTTATTAGCATTTGTTCCACTAATTGTTTTACCTCTTAATGGTTCGTATTCTTTTTTAAGTTGTGATATTTGACTGTCTGAAAATTCGTGTAATGTTTCAACGTTTTCTCCTAAAATGGATTTAACTGTTGATACTCTTAAATTTAATCTCTTTGCAATCTCTTGAGCAGATTTGCCTTCTGAATCTAACGTATAGATGTCCTTCATACGTCCTTCATCAAACATTTCTTCTTTAACTGTTTTAACAGGTTCGGTATTCATCCACTCTTGGTGTCTTTTACCTGGGTGTACTTTAGAGCAATCGTGTCTTTCTCTTACTTCCGCAAGAGCAACGCTCATAGGTTTTTGATACCTACTTTTTTTCCACTTTGCTAATTCTTCTTTTAAGTCGCCCATTTTATTTGAATCTATTATCTCTTTTAAAATTATATGATAAACTATGTCTACTGTATAAATGTCCACCGTGTGTATCAAATACACGGTTTAATGAGTCCATATACTTTTTGTCTAAAACATTTCCTCTGGCACCTTTTGCTGGAGCATTAACACCAGCCGCCTTTAAAACATCTCCTGTAATTTTATCTACAAAAGCGTGTATAGCTCTTCTTTGTCCTCGTTCAGTATCCCAAATTTTAATGTACTTGCCACCTATACTAGTAGCTACATCACGTCTTTGGTCTCTATATAAATTAGCAAATTGTGGGTGTCTTTTAATTTTTTCCCTAGCAATTTTAAGGTAATCGTCAACCCCTTTTAAAACCATAGCCGAGCTTTCAGCAATGTATAGGTTGTGTACGTAATCTTTGAATTTAGTTGCCATTTCTCTCTCTAAAGTTTCTCAATCATCTTTGCGACTACTTCGTTTAGTTTCGCTTTCCACTCTTCTTTATAACGTTCCTTATATTTATCTATTACTGAATCTGAAGTTGCCCATTCTTTTACTTCATTTTTAGTTAATTTATCCTCACCAACTTTAGCATCCGTAGCCTTACCTGGTCGTGATATGTATGTATCAGTAGGTTTTCCACGGTCTTTTGAGTCAACAGGAGGTGCGTCCTCTTTCTCTCCTGGTGTCATTTGCTTACAATGATTAGCATAATCAGCACCTATTTCATAACTATCTTTAATTTGTGAGTATGGTTTTGGTACTGGTATTGTTTCAACTGCTTCAAATCCATAATCAATATCTAGGTTGTACTCTCTTAACATTGGTTCTTTATCAGCGGCAACTGGAATACAATCCCATATCCAACATTTGTGTAAATTATTATTTGTATCTTCTAATACAACATAGTTCGTACCTCTTCGTACTACTTTACCTTGTTTATCTTCTTTAAGATACTTGACCTGGTCTCCGATATTGAATATCATCTCCCTAACGTATAGGTCTCTAACTTGTTTCTGTTCAAACTGTCCTAATGTCATAACAGGTTTTGAAGTATCTGGTTTATAGTCTTCTCTTATACCCATACCTTTTCTGACCGCTTTAAACAGTCCATCAACATCTCTAAATTGAGATGGTAGTCCTCTCTTAAATGACGCCACATCACCTTTTTGAGCAGCATCCCTCATCTTACTCGCACTCATACCTGAAGCGCCTTCAGCGTCTGGATCACGCTCTCCAGCAGATATAACATCTATTGTTTTAAAGTTATAGTATCCGTGTCTATTTTTCTGGTCGTTATACTTTTTAAGTATAGTATCAAACTCTCTTACTCTATCACTACCTACAACAAATTTTAAAATATTATGTCCTTTGTTATATAACATAGTAGCTAAATCTAAAATCATATTTGTTGTATTGATTTCAATGTTTCTAGCATATTGTGGAAACATCTTTTTCATAAAAGATAATTTTTCTCTAGCAGATAATGGATTCTTTTTACTATCTTCTGACCTACTGATATAGATTTTATAATTTCTATCTGCTCTTACAACTTTATTAATAAGTTTTTCGTGACCTATTGTAGGTGGATTAAATCTTCCAAATGTAATTGCAATAGACTTATCAGCAACTGCTTCAGATTTTAAACTATCTATCTCAGCGTCTGTAACTTTATTATCATCTAATATCTCTTTACATTTCTTATAGAATTTTAAGTAATGATATTTCTCTAATAACTTATAGACTACATTTTTAGGTAATCTATTTTTAATACTAAACGTTTTAATTTGTTCTGGTGTCATATCAGAATCAAACGCAGCTCTTCTAGCAGTTAATACATCATCTCCAATATCAACAATATCTTTTATAGATTGTTCAATCTCTTCTAACTTCTCATTAATCTTTTCTTGTAAGTTTAAAATATCATCTGGTTGTAAATCTTTTAATTCATCATAGTCTATAATATCTCTTTTTAATTCTCCTTTAACTACATCTATCTCTTGTACCTTTCTTTGATATGCTGACATATATAATTTCATATCAAACGTATAGTCTGCTGGTCTTTTAGTAAATACATTACCTCTATAATCAAATACTGCGTCTGCTTTATCCTCTTGGTCTTGATGAGTTATAGGATCAGTAATGATGTAATAGTTAATAGGGTGTTGTGTATCAGGTATTAATTTACCATTAATCTTTTCTGGACTTTTAGCAGATAGATACTTATGAGATAATCTTAATCTTTCTTCTTCTTGTTTATCTACAGGTACATCAAACAGTACATTAAAATCTAAATCTGCGTCCTTTCTATATCTCTTTGTAAGTATAGAACCTACTAAACTAACTTTTAAAACTGGATATTCTTTACCAAATTCTTTAAGTTGATTGTCAACTATTTCTCTAACACTAGGTTTAATTCTAGGTGTTTTAGTTTCATAGTCATCAAAAACTCCAGGTGCATATGTATTTCTAGGAGCGTCTATAATACTTTCGTTTAATTTGTTTCTGTACATTTTTTCTTTTGTCATCCAAGTTTTTGCAAGATAACTTTTAATTGGCTGCCTCATATATCGTCTAACTAATCTGTCACAGTTTTGTAAAGTTTGTGACACTAGTTCTTTATCTGACCTATTGTTATCTACTACAATAAAATTTGATTGACCAAATAATCTTTGAAACTTACCTATATTAGATTGTACTTTTTCCCAAGATGATTTAACAATATATTCTGGTATAGTTCTACTTCTAATTTGATTTCTTTCTAACGCAACAGGTAATGTTGTGTTAACAAATATCATATAACAATCATAACCTAATGAGTGTAGTTGATTATATTCTGCACTTATTCTTCCATAATCTCTTCCAGTTGCGTCAATAACTAAACCTAATCTACCAGTTACATAAGTATCTAATTGTCTTTTTGTTGTACCTTTGGCATTATTTCTTATAATATCTCTAAAATATTTTTCTTGGTCAGGCATTTTATCTGAAAGATTTGCCTTCTTTAAACCTCTTTCAAATACTTGGTCTGAATTTACAAATTTTAATCCAGAACCTGCAAAAGTATTACTAGCGATAAATGATTTACCACTACCAGGTCCTCCTGCCATAAAGAAAGCTTTAAATATACCTGGGTCATATAAACCTTCTTGTAATAAAAATTCTTTAAACTTCATTTATTTCCATCCTTTTGGCAACGTAAAGTTTGCCCTACTAAATTCTAATCTATCTACTATTTTTACTGCACCCGCTACTCTATCTACTGCAACATATCCTTCAGGTGCTGTTACTCTATAACCTGTTCCAGTTTTAATGTAGTGTCCTATCTGTTGAATTTGATTCATCTTTTGTATCAATGTGTTCTTCGCATTGCCTAAAGTTACGTGACTTGCTATCGCCATATATAAACCTGATTTATTTTGATTAATAAATCTTAATCCATTTGCTAATATATCTCTATATTTTTGTTTTGCTTTTTCAGTTTTTCTTTGGTCTATTTCTGTCTTCAAAACGTTCTCATAATAATCTCTAAACATATCTTGTAAGACTTTAACCTTTGCCATACTACCTTTATTATTTCTAATGTAATGATTGAAAAATGCTTTTAATCTAAACCCTACAGATAAAGGGTCACTAGCACGACTTGTCATTTCATCTAATACTTTACTTGCTCTACTTAATGAACCTTCTGCCATTCTTAATTGAGCATTAAATGTATTCAATTCTGTTTTAGTAAAAGTAATAGAACCAGAATCGTCTTTATAAGAAGCACTTGCTACCCATACTCTTGAATTACCTGATCCTCTAACATTACCAAAACTTGCATTTAAACTTTTCATATCTTTACCAGTATACATTGTATGAAATACTATACCCATTTTAGCACGAGCAATCTTCTTACCAATATTGCTACTTGCCTGTACTGCATATGTGATTGTATTTGGTGTAAAGGTTATCATTTTTTCACCATCAATTGAAGCTGATTTTGTATCGTTAGTGAATAATAAATCACCTTGTAAAATTTGTTTAATATTTAAACTAGATAGATGAGCAAGACATACTGTTAGTTTTTGAGCGACAGCACCAGAATGGTTTTGTCTTATGTCTGCTGTTGTGTAATTGATTTTAGGAGTTTTATTGAATATTGATTTAGTACCAACAAAGAATTTACCGTTTTCAGGATTGACCCCACATATAATAGCAGGTGCGCCATCCCATTTAACAGTAGTATTGATTTTTGCTCCCGAGTGACCTGCGAGCATATCTCTTACTGATTTTAGAAAGTTAATTGCGTTAACTCCACCAGATGAACCTCTATTAATTATATCATCTTCTAGGTGTTCTAGGTGTGTATTCTTGTCGTTTGTGGTAAAACCTTTAAAACTAAACATTATTCCTCATTTATTCCATTAGTATAATCTATCTTCAAATATCCATTAACAAATCATATAATACTATTTATGTACATTCTTTCTCTAACAATTCTTTAAATTCTGGATGTAGAGTTCCTGTAAATTGTGGTTGTGATCCGAAGGCACCTTTATATCTTAATTCTAAATTAAATATTTTAACATTACCTCTCTTTAACCACATTTTAATTTTGGCTGCTTCTTCAACAGAATCACCTTTAACACTTTCATCCCTCATAACAATTTCCCACTTCTTACCTTTCATTTTTTTCTCAATTCTATGATAGCCACAAAGTAAAGTATTAACTTGAAAGTCAACTGAATTGCCTACAGTTACATTACCCTTTGAGGTAACATTACCTACACCTGTTGTCAATTGAAAATCAAATTCCGCTTCATCTATATCTTTCTTTTTTAATTTATTGAATAAATTAACTTTTAAAATAACATCAATAAGACCTTCTGCAAATTTTTCAGCATATTCATTCATAAGTTTTAATACACCTTGCCAATATTTACTTTTAGAACCACCATATAAAGATTCGTTCATAAACTTTCTCAATTTCCATTGTGTATTTGGTAAATCTCCTGAGCCATCTTTATTTTTTGCAAATAATTTTTGAATTAAAATTTTATCTGCTGCCTTTTTAATATCAAAGTTATTTTTTATTACTCCTTCACCTTTTAAATCAATTAGTTTTATGTTTCCTGTTTTATAAGGATGCTTAATTGTTTTATAAAATATTTCTTTATTGTTTGATGGTAATGAAAAGCCTTTTATTTTTATAATTTTATTGGTAATTGCTTGCTTTAATCTATCAGCAAAAAATTTATACTTAAACTCATCAACATCTTTCATTAATTTATTAAAGGTTGAATCACCTTCTATAAGTCTATCAAATGCTTTATTAATAAGTGGTGGTGGGGTAGCCTTTTGAGTTGATTTTTTCTTTAAAGAAATGCCGTAATATTTTTTTACTCTTGCTTTAGCAGAATTATTTTCAACCATTATATCAGCAGAATTATATTGATATCCTCCACCTTCAGGTAAAGAAAACTTTTCAATCTCACTAGGCCATTTAGAGCCAGTCATAAAAACTTTTTTAGTTGGTTGATTGTCGCCTTTTTTTCTAGCAAAACCACGAATACCTAATGCAGCTGATATACCTACAGCAAAATCGCTTAAGATTTTATCATTACTTGAATCAAGTATTTTCATAAACCCTTGTTCTTGCGAACCATCTGCAAAAACAACCTGGCCAACTTTAGCTTTAGGTCTACCAATTTTCATAAGTGATTTAGCTTCTTCTAGTTTTTCAACTAAATCATCCCTATCTAATTTGTTTGAATTAAAACCTACTTGTAATTTTTTTAGTTCATCTGTAGTAAACATTAATGCTGCCGCTGTACAGATTTCTGAAGCTTCGTATGCCATATCTCTCTCTTTATAACTATTTATATGGTGCCCAAAGAAGGAATTGAACCTCCAACCTACTGATTACAAATCAGTTGCTCTACCAATTGAGCTATTTGGGCTGAACACGAACACATAAATGCTTGACAACGCCACCATTTTCTTGCCAGACTTTATGTTTGTTTTGAAATTTTGCTAATTTATCTGCGTCTTCTTCAAAAAACGTTTCTGATATAATAGAGCCTGTAGGTTTCTCTACTACCTGCCAAAGTATCTTTCTACCTTTCTTAACTGGTTTCGTTTCGTAAGAAAGTGTATACTTATACTTTGCTGGTCTCTTGTCGTTTCTGCTGAACCTTACTTTTTGTTTTGCCATTTTTCTTTTTCTTTTTATCCCCAAAAATATCTTCCCAATTAGCTTTATATTCTTTAGTAGGAACCATTTTATTACTCTTATAAAATCTAGGTCTACCCATATTATTTCCAGTACGTATTAAAACTTAATACTATCCTTTCATCACTTTGATTAACACTACCACCTGAACCGTGCATTAAATAACTAGGCCACATTACCAATAGTCCTTTTTCAGGTGTTAATTCATAAATTTGTTCGTGTGGTGAAACAGCAGTTGGTGGCCTTGGAGTAAGTGGATTTTTAAAGACTAACTTGCTACTATGTTCATCACATTTTAGAAATATAATACCAGAAATAACTGAATTAGGATGATTATGCCACTCTAATGTACTATCTCTACCTTGTATATTACACCAAGAGTCTGCCATTCTTTGATTAGGTGCAGCTATTGGTACTTCTCTTAAAATTTTTTTTTGTATATCACTATGAAAATCTAAAATGTTAGGGTTTTGTTCTTGCATAGCAACGTATGTTGACTTAGCAGAACCTTTAAAGAAATTATAATCTAATAAATCTTTTTGTAGAATACTATTAGTTACTAAATCTATTTCATCATCATTTAAAAAATTATATTTCTTCCATATATCTAGTGTAAAAATTGGTTGAGTATCCATTATACTTTAAAATCCGAAAACTTATCGTAAGCGATATCTTTTTCTTTTGGTTGTTCTTCTTGTTGATTTGAGTCAACTATGTTTTGTGCTTGTTGACCTACGTCATACAATCTCATTTTTGCTCTATCAACACCAATAATAAATGACCTATTAATACCTGGATCGTTATATCTATTCTTCAATTGTTTAATTTTTAACTGTCCTAATGCTTCTAAATCCTCATTTGATATGATTGCAAACATAAAGTCTGCTGTTGCTGGTAATCCAAAACTTTCTGCTGTATCTTCTAGTCCTATATCTGTACTCATAAAACCAGTTCTTGTTGTTTGTGTAGCAGAAAACAATGGTACATTAAATTCTACTGCAAGTCCTCTTAATTCTTCTGCAATTGCTTTGATATAAAAATAAGAACCTATATTACCACCTTTAAATCTACTTGACGCACATATATTTAAATAATCTATGAACACTACATCTGGTTTAAAACTTTTCTTTAATGCAAGTTCATTAAACAATGCTCTAAAGTGTCCACTATGAGCAGACGCTGTTGGATATTCTTTAATAATTAATTTACCACCAGTCTTCTGTCTTATCTTCTCTATTTTATTATCATATAAATCTTTTGGCATTGTATGTAAATCGTCCATAGTTACATCTAATAAGTTTGCGTCAATTCTTTCAGCAATTCTTTCTTCTGCCATTTCTAAAGTGATATACAATACATTTAAACCTTGTGCCAAATAAGCACTTGCACAATGACACATAAACAAAGACTTACCTACACCTGTGCCTGCCAATGCAATATTCAAAGTCTTACTTGGAATACCACCTTTGGTTATTCTATTCATATAATCTAAATCAAATTGATATTTTGTTTCTTTAGTATGATACCATTTAAATCTTCTATCAGCGTCATCTATATAATCGTGACCTATATGTTGGTCAAAAGATACTGCTAATGCGTCTGCTAATATACTAGGTATTGCTTCTGGTGTTCTTTTAGTATCTTTCTTATCTAAAATTCTAATACCATCTAATACAGCATTATGTACTGCTCTATCTTTACAAAACTTTTCAGTTACATCTAACAACCATTTAGGATCGGAATCTGTTTTAGTTATAGAATTAATATTATCTTTTAATGTATTAATTTCATCTTCATTAATATCTTTTCTTTGCCCTAATTCAATTGTAATAGATTCTTTTGTTGGTATATTATTATACTTCTCAACAAACTTATATATTTCTGTAAATAAAATCTTATCAGTTCGTAATGGAAAGTAATCTTCTTTTAAGAAAGGTAATACTTTTCTAGCATAATCTTCGTGAAAGAAAAGATTATTTAAGATAGTTGTTTCTAATCTATCTGAATTATGAAATGACTGCTGTACCATCTTTTAATTGTGTTTCTAAAATTTCTATTAATATATCACCAATATACTCCACAAACTCATTATTGTCAACGTTCAATACTTCATCTGTAGGATTTACTTTAACAACAAAATCAAACTTCATAGGTAAAGTACCATCAGGATTTTCATCTTTAGCAAATCCAAGTTTGCCATAATGATATATTACACCTCTATACTTACCTTCTTTAAGTTTTATACAAGAAAAATCATCACCTTCTCTTTGAGCATAGGTGAATCTTTTACTCTTCGTCTGATCCGTATGTGAATTTTTGTCTTGCGTGTTCATCTATTTTTTCTAATACTTCTTTTGTAAAATATTTTTCTGGTTCATCATTGATTGCTTTACCAAATACTTTAGAACCATCTGGCATTTCATATCTTGTTGATACTTTCTTAAAGATACCTGCCTCTTCACCAAGTTGAAGAAGACCATAATGTTTATCTAGTCCTCTTTTATATGTTAACTTAACATCAATTTGAGAATTTTCTTTTGTGATTCTTGACTTATAGGTTTTGCAATGAATAATATTACCAACTACTTCTGTACCGATTTTTTCTTTTCGTTTACCTAGATAGATGATTGTAGAGGCAGCGTATTTCAATCCTGAACCGCCACCCATTTCTTTTTGTGGGAACATAGAACCAATAACATCATAAGTGTGATTGGTCATTAACATAGGAACATTTGCTTGTCCTAGTTTAAGTGTTAAAACTCTAAATGTAGATTTGACTATTTGACTTCTAGTCATATCTCTTGTTTCTTTACCTTCTGCTGTGTCTGTCATTTCTTTTGTAGTAGATAACATACCTAAACTATCTAATACAAACATCAAAGGTTTTCTTTCTGAATCTGATTGTTGTAAATACTTGTCTAATATTTTTATTGATTGACTTCTAAATTCTTGTACTGTTGATACTGGTACAACTACAACTCTGGAACTATCAACACCTCTTGCCTCTATCATATCTTTTGATACTGCATTTTCTGATTCAAATAAAACAACGCCTGCGTCTTTGTCTTTATCTAAATAATTTTTTAAAATACCTAATGCAAAAAATGTTTTACCAGTTGCGGCCTCGCCTGCGATTGCTGTTATACGGTTGCCTGGTAGCCCACCATAAATTGAACCTGATAAGAGAGCATTAAAAGAATAAGAACCTGTATCTATAAATGAAGTTACATCACCTGCTGTGATTCCATCACTTGCTAAACTAGCAAATTCATTTCCTGTTTCTTTAATTATTTCTTTTAGAAAGTCTTTCATATTCGTTCCACTCCTCTTCCGTATAACTTATTGTGTACCATTTGATGTTGTTAATATAACATAATTCTCTTACCGAGTCAAGTTCCGTTGGTAGAAAATTTTGACTAATGTAATCATTATATCTTCTATATACTGTTATTCTCATACATATTTATATAAATGCCTCTAGCGTCCCTAATCTTGAATTCTTAAATAGGTCTACCTTCTCACCAAAACACCATACATTTTCAATATAAGTCATAGCCATAAAGATATTTAACTCTTCTTTAGTCTTAAATTTTTTATTACCTTGTGGTCTTTGCATAATTCTCATACCAATCTGACCTAAAAACTTATCTTTAAATCTATCAACTAGTTCATCACTTGACCTATATCTTACAGTCTTAATTTTTGGATCCATAATATTAACAAACATATATTTTGATTTACTTAAAGTCTTTTCTGCAACTGGAAGATAAAAATTATCTCTCCATTGTTCATATTCATTAAACTTAAACCAAGATTGATTCTCTTCTTTCTCACCACCTTTATTATATTGTTCAGTACTAAAGTAAGGTGGACTTGTAAATGCACAATCTATATTTGGTAGTTCATTATAAGGTAAGTCTTCTGCACCACAATTCCATATCTTAACAGTTTTGTTTTTAAAGAATTTACTATACTCTTCTATCTGTTTTTGATATATTCTATATGTATTTGGATTGGGATCACAACCATAATAGTGTGTTGCCTTACTAGCAAAGAAACCAGCAAGTCTATCTCCCCAACCACAACTGGTATCTAATACTGTTTCTGCATTGGTTAAATCATATATTGTTTTTGCAACAACTGGTTTAAATTGTGTTGCAATATATGTACCCAATCTAAATGCACTCATATATACATCTTCATCTAAAACTCTTTTTGTATTAATACCTCTCCATATAGGACCTAAACACTTCCATATATCTCTTGCATTACCATTTTGCCAAACTTCTATCGGCGCTCTAAATCCATAACTAGAACAATTTAATCTCAACTCTTGCATAAAATAATTAGAAGAAGTATTAAATGTATTAGGACCATCTATGATACCTAAACCATATTCTTTAAAATTATATTTGTAATCTTCATACTTTTCAAATACATCTTTAGTTATTTGTTCTTTAGGTGTACATATAGCAGAAGTATCATACTTTGATAATGCAATTATATTATTACGCATATCATCATAAGATATTTTTCTTAAAGGAAATTCTGGTCTATTTTCAGCAATATATTCTGATAATAATTCTCTAAATTTTTCTTTACCTAACTCTTCTGTCCATCTATCAAATTGAATAGTGTCCATTATAGGCAGTCTATTTTCGTTTGCGTATTGTTTAAGGTCTAGGTTTTTCATTGTTCCATAATATTAATAATAACATTGGTATTATAATACATAAAGCTGATAAAGTCAATGCAAGTAATAATGTCATACAAAAAACTTATTCACTTTCTTTAATCTATTCTCTATGTCTTTAAAATAATTCTTTTCTCTTTCTATTAAATAGTATTTTCTACCTTCTAATAATGCAGCCTCACCAGTAGTACCTGTACCTGCAAATGGATCCAATACTGTACCATCTTTAGGTGTAACTAACTTAACAAGATATCTCATTAAATCTAATGGTTTAACTGTAGGGTGTTCAGTATCTCCTTTTTCTTTTTTACTTGCCTTATGACAATAAAAATACTTTGCCCACTCTTCTGCTATTCCATCGTGTATAACATTAGCAGGATATCTTCCTTTTATTTTTTCTCCTGCACCTGTTTTCTTTAAACCTAATTTATAAACTGCTTCTTTATGTTTTTTAGGTTCTCTTCTGTTTTTAGTTGTGTCCCACTCATATCCAGGTACTCTACTCTCATCTATGTTTAAACTTTTATTAACTCCTTTACGTGCCATTACAATAGGTTCGTGACCAGGTTTCAAATAATTTTTTCTTTTAGGAAATCCACTACCATATATCCAGTTTATCATATCAAAAATTTCAAAACCTGCGTCTTCAATTGCAACTGCCATTCTATGATAATTTCTAGTGGCAGCAAATGCCAATAGAACACAACCAGGTTTCATAACTCTATATACTTCTTTCCAAAAATCTTTATTAAATGCTATATCACCACCGTCCCAAGTCTGTCCCATAAATCCTTTTGCAGCTCTATGATAAGGTCCATTACGACCTTCTTTCTCATCTTTATTATTAATTCCTTTTTGACCTGGTCCAAATCGTTTAAGTATAGACGCCAAATGATATGGTGGATCAGTTACACACGAATCAAACGTATTCTCTTTAAGTGTTTTTAAATGTTTTAAACTTTCTTCATTAACTAACATAACTTACCGATACAAATTTTATTGCTACTAACCATAACAATAGTGTTACAAATTTTATTTTAGTCATTGCTAAAACTTCTCCTGTTCTATAGGCAAATACTATTGCCATAGCAACTGCAAATGCGTCAAACATATTAACCAAAGAACGCCTCCAGACTTGCTTTCTTTTCGTGTTCCCAACCTATTGAATTCAATATAAATCTCATAGGGTCTAGGAAAGTTTTCTCAAACTGTACTTCATAATCAATATACTCTTGTAGATTAAACTCTTTTGGTAATTTAGTTATATAACTAATCACATCAAACTTAAATGGATTTGCCGCTAACAATTTAATAAATTTAATCTTATCTCCTTCTTGAATATAAGGATACTTATTCTGTAATCCAAATTGTTTTACTTGATGATTATAAATCAATGAACCTTTAACGTGTATTGGTGTACCTTTGATAAACACATCTTTACTACTACCATATTTTCTCATATTATTACAAGACCTAGGAAATGATATCTGCTCAGCAGACATACTCATAAATTCTTTTTTAAAATCTGCAATGAAAGTATGTAAATCAGATTCTTCTTTTGACATAATTATTTTAATTGCTTCTTTAATCTTACCTCGGCATACTTGTGGAGTTGAAGATTTAATTGCCTCTATACCCATAATCTTTAATTTAGGTTCAGATAATCTCACATCTTCCTCGTCTAATACATTTAACATATATCTTTTTTTCGCAACCCATATACCTTTGTTCGCAATAACTTCACGTGCCATAACCATTGCGTTTTTAAATGCGTTAGTATAATCTGCAACATCTTCAAATTGTTTTGCAATAAAAGGTTCTAATTTATTATCACATACCTTACCTATAAAATCACATATTTGTTGGTCTGTTTTACCCTTACAAGTTTTCTCTACAAGTTTATCTAATGAAACATATATTGAATCTGTATCAGACGCTAGTACATAATCTATTTCACCGTGTGTTTGTAATACTTGATTTAAATATTCATTTACTTTTTGTTCTATAAATCTGATTATAAACTGACCTGCTGTAGTTACAGCACTTGCTTGTGCTATATCATAGTATCTAAAGTATTGATTACCTATTGCACCATAACAACTATTCAACGCAATCTTTCTTGCCCATTGTACATTGTGGCACCTAGCAATTTCTTTTTTTAATTCTATTGTTGGATTATTTTGATATTCTTTTTTTGCTTTTAATTCACGTTTCTTATATATCACACGGTCTTTATAAATCTTTTCAATCATTTCAGGTAAGAAACCTTGACTATCTCTTTTGAACATTGCACCGTTAGGTGTTATACAAGCACCTTCTGTTTTTAAATAATCTAGGGGTGTCTTCTTATCAAGCATTTTATTCACAGAAACACCAGATGGTTTAACACCTAATATCTTTTCGGGAGAAATATTATATTGTACAATAATATGTGGATAAAGTGAGTTGATATCAAAAGACACCACCCATTTTTGCATACCAAGTCTAGGTTCTTTTACATACGCACCTTCATACTTGGTGTCCTTTATGTGGTCTTCCCTAGGAGGTACACAAATCTTTTTTGTCATCAAGTGGTTTGCGATTAATGTATCCCAAACTCTTACCTGTGAGAATATATCGTTATAATTTACTTTAGTTTCATATGCAAAGGTTAAAGATAAATCAATTAGACCTAACTTGTCTTCTAAGCCATCAACTATTTCAACGTCTTGAATATTATACTCTACAAATTTTTGATAATCTTTTTGATAAAACTCTTTAAAAGTATCATATGGATTTTCTTTTTTACCTTCACCTAGTTCTACTTCACCTATATGGTCTAGTCTATAACTCTCTTGTCTTACTGGTATAAACCATTTATATAAATCAAGATAATCTAACATTGCAATACCATACAATGAATAATATGTATTAGGTCTACCTCTTACAATTATTTCTTCTTTATTAATTAAGTTCCAAGGCGACATTCTATTTGCAACTTTGGCACCTGCAACCATTTGAATTCTATTCATTAAATAAGGTAAGTCAAAGAATTTAGTATTCCAACCTGTAATAACATCTGGATAATTCTTTAACCAGAATTTCATAAACTCCATTATTAAATGACTTTCATCTGTACATTGAATATAAGTTACATCTGTACGTAAGGTTTTAAACTCACCGATACCCCACGTTATAATTTGTTTGTTTGTTTGATTCTTAACTGTAATACATAACAGTTCTTCAATTGGATTATTTACTTCTGGAAATCCATTTTCACAGGTACATTCTATATCTAATGTAAATATTTTAATTAAATCTTTTGACCACTTAACTTGTTTTGGATATTGTTGATTGATGTATTGATAATGAAATCTATCAAGACCATAGACAGGTGCATTTTGAGTAGCAACATCACGTTTAAATCTACGAGCAGAATCAATAGATGAAAAAGTAATTGGTCTTAAATTATGTCCTTGTAATGATTTAAATTGTTCTTGTTGTTGCGATACTGAATATAATGTAGGTGCAAAATTAATCTTCTCTTTAAACTCTTTACCTTCTTTTACACCTCTAACAAGGAGTTTGCCTTTATATTCTATTACATTTTTATAAAAGTTCATCTGGTCTCAAATGGAGTATTAAACCATCAAGGTCTTTAGTAAGTTTTATCTGACAACTTAATCTACTTTGATTTGGTTTATATCCTTTTTCATATTCTAATTGTGCCTCTTCTATTGAATTGTCAAATGGTTTTGGCACTTTGTCTAACCATTTCTCATCAACATATACGTGGCACGTACAACACATACAGTTGCCACCACAATCTGCTGGAATTTCTGGTATAGGTACGTGTGATTCAAATTTCGCTGCCTCCATTGCACTCAATCCTTCTCTTGATTGAACACGAATTTTTGATCCGTCCCTTACAAAATAAACGTCTATCACTTTTTACCCAACGTTGGTAGTCCTGTTTCAGTTATTAACTGTTTGTTAGGTGCTACTATCGTTGAAGTACTTTTAATATAAGTATCTTGTATATCTTTTTTTGGTTTTGAAAACGACACAACGACATCCTTATTAATATCTATCTTATTAGTTTCGCTATAAGGTGCATAAGGTGTTAGCATTAAAGTTACTGGTTGACCTGGCGCTTGTTGTCTAGGTATAAGTACACATCCTTTTTCTATTGTAATTGTGTTTTCGTTCTTTGTGATTTTGCCAATCACATCTTCGCCTGTTGTTAGGCGTAATAGTTGTATTTCACTAGCCATTATATTTCTCCTTGATTATAATATAACATAATATTAAAAATTAGTCAATGCTAGTTCTAGGTATGAATGGTGAATAACCTCTCTCTTCTGCTTTTTCATCATCTTCTCCTACAATAGCTTTTACTTCTGGAACATAATGCTTTAACATATCTTCCACACCTTGATGTAATGTTTGTTTAGACATTGCACAACCAGAACAACTACCTGCTAGTTCTAATTTTGCTACACCTAAATCCATATCAAAGTCAAGATAATTTATAAACCCACCGTGTTGAGCAACGGCTGGAGCTACTTTATCTTTTAAGATATGTTTAATATCTTCTGCTATCTGTTCTTTACTTCTTGCTTCTGCTATCATCTAAACTATACTTTGTTGTTATTATATATTTTCTATTAGGGTTAACCATTACATTAAACCTATTCATTGTTTCTCTATCAAATAATATTTTTGATTTTTCATCCCTATCGTCTAATGTAAATTCTACTTCTTTATAATATCCACCTGCAAATTCTACGTCAAGTTTTATTACTATTCTTTCTTCTTTATAATCTCTTAATCCACCAACATTGATTGTTTGTTTACGTATGATATCGTTTGTAAGTGTCTTACCTTCTAACGACCAAGTAACTTTACCACCTGATTTTGAAATTTTATCAGCGTGTATAACAGACGTACCTGAATTACCTGTATCAAACTTACCTACTATACGTCCAAATGGATGTATATGTACAACTTCTTTATAACCACACATACTAGGAACTTTTTTCCAGTTATCTCTATCTTCAAAATATTGTACTATTTCTTTACTTAAATTTCTTTTTGTTGCTTCTTCTATACCTTCTGTACCTGGTGAAGAGTTAACTTCAATAACAAATGGTGGTTCTTTTGTTCTATCTGCTGACGGTATAAAGTCTACTGCAACCCATTGACCATCTACTGCCTTAGCAGCTTTTAAACTTTCTTCTATTTCTACTTTTGTTAATGTTAATTCTTCTACTTCTGCACCTCTTGATACATTACTCCTAAAATCTCCTGGTACAACTTTTCTTTTCATAGCAGCAAATACTTTACCTTGTAATACTAAAACTCTAGCATCCCATTTAGTTTTTATATATTGCTGTAATAGTATATCAGAATCTTCATCTTGTTTATTAAGTAATTGTACAATTGAATCTAAAGATTTTTCTGATTCAATAAACAAGACACCAACTCCTTTTGATCCTCTTAATGTCTTTAAGATAACAGGAAACTTTTCTTCTAAACTATCAAAAGATTCTATTGAATTTTCTGGATCAGTTACCAATACAGATTTAGGTTGTCTAATACCATAGTCTGCTAATCTTAATGAAGTTCTATATTTGTCGGCACACATACTAACACATTCTCTACTGTTAATAACGAAAACTTGGTGTTTTTCTAATCGTGTTACCAAGTCCATCCAACTATCTCTACGTACTACTGAACCTCTTATAATAGCAATTGTATCTTTAGCAGATACTCTAAATCCTTTTTTGTCATCTTTGTTATGGAAATACAGTTCTCCATCATCTTCAACGGTTACATAACCACCTGTGTTTCTATAGATATATGACTTATGACCAAGCTTATCTGCTTGTTTCATTAAGTTTTTAGCTGTATGAAAGTTTAAATCATTTTCAGGTTCATCTGATATAATGATTAATCTATATGATCCAGAAGTTTTTGCTTCTGTTATGTAATCTTTGAAATTTGGTATCTGCATTTATTCATCGCTCATTGGACTAGTTGTAGCTGTTTCAGGTTTCTTTTCCTTCTTGTCGTCCACTTTCTTCCCTATGTTATATTTAGCAGATAATGTCCATTCTTTTTTCTCTTTAAATGGTAATACTTTTATCTGACTTAACGGTGCTTTATCTTCCGTTGCTTCTTTTTTAACGACATCAATTAAGTTCCAATCTTGTAATAATAAAGATATGGTATTCCTTCTTTGAATATCGTTTGATGTTAATGTAGATTTTTTACCGTCTAATGCAAATAGTTCCTTGAAATGGACTATGTAATATTTACCTTGTTTGTGTAGTATATGACACGATTGATAAAGTGTCTTATCTTTTCTACTTGCTACACCGATTCTTGTTAATGTTTCCCTGACTTTTAGAAAATCATCAGGTTGTTTGATGGTCACTTCTAGCATATCGCTAGCCGACCAACTAATAATATCTTCGCTCATTTAAACTTTCTCCCACCTTGTATAAGTTTAGTTTTAATAATTTCAATTTGGTCGTCTGTAAGTACGTTGAGAGCTTCCTTCGCCTTTGTATTGCTATAACCATAATAACGTTTTACAATGTCTAGGTTCTTCAACTTGGTTTGTGATAACCACTTACCTCCAAATCGCCTTTTCTTTCGTATACTATTTATGAAATAATGAAATTGCATACGCTTTGGTAGGAAATGCAATCCGTTCATTTCATTGCTATGCATTATGGTATCATAGAACATAGATAGACAACGGTTAATTACAAATGGTGGGTACTTCTTTTCCCAAGTCGGATCTGTTGTGTCTAATAAATTCTCTTTTGATTCATTAATTGCTTTAAGGTAATCTTTTAGTTCGTACATAATTTGTGCTGTATTTTTTCAATAACATTTTCTCTTTGCCTTCAATGTCTGTTAATTTTTTGACTGCTGGTTGTTTTCTAGGTATTTCATATCTAACATCTCCGTTATTCATATGTCCTGTGCTATATCTAAATCCTTTATCTACTTTATATAATGCGGATTCATTACTTGCTGTTGTTGGACACTCTACAATATGATATCCGTTCATACATTTTTTAATTTGATTTAATTTAAGAGTAAAACAATCTTTCATTACAAAACGAGTTTGAGTTTTAACTTCAACCTTTTCACCATCTACTAGTAAATCTTTATGTCTATCAAAAGGATCAATAGAGTGTTCTACTATATTACCTGCCCTAGAATAGTAATTACTTACTATTTTTTCACCTATTTGACCAAGTACTGCTTTTCTATCCATCATTTATATCTACCTCTATGTTAGTTCTACCTAATATTCCTAAAACTACAACTCTATGTCGTCCATCAACTACGAAATACTTATCTTTATTTTTAATACAAGTTATTGGTTTAAATTTAGTAGGATCAAAATTTTTAATAATCTTGTCTATATTATCTATTGATAATGCTGATTGTTTAGATTTATCCATCCATAATTTAGACAATGGTATTTCTTGTTGACCTTTAGGAAACTTTGGATTCTTATCCCAACCTCTTTTATAATATAAATTAGAAGTCTGTGGTAGAATATTATCATCCCAACCTTTTTTAATAGCTGGTAAATATTTTCTTTGTACTTCTTGAATTAGATGTATCATACTTTTTAAATTCATTTACTTTCCAAATAATAATAATTACATCCTTCACCGTGAGCACCGTAAAGAGAATCATATATTTTATGTTTAACATTAAAATAATCTTTAATGCGATTATTAAATACAGACTCACTATATCCAAATACAGGCATAGTTAAATCTTTATTTACAGCAAAAATAGGATTAGGTGTATCGTCATCCTTATTGAAAACTCTAATAAACATTTTACCTGAAGGTTTTAATATTCTATGATACTCTTTTATAATTGATATAGTATCTTGTGGATAATTTACGTGTAAAGCACCAGCGTCAATAAGAAAATCAAAACTATTTGATTCAATCTTATCTAATTTTCTTATATCTCCAGTAAGAAATTTTCCTTTTGGTAAACGCTTTTGAGTTCTTTCTATAACCGTTTGTGAAAAATCTACACCTGTTACCTCATACCCCTCATTTATAAGATATTCAGAATTTCTGCCATCTGCACATCCACAATCCAAAACCTTTAAATTTTTTTCAAAATTATAATACTTTATAAAATCAACAACGTGGTCATCTTGTAATTTTTTCGTATGTTTATTAAAATCCCAAGGTCCACCATAAGGGTGTTGTTTAAAAAATTTATCCCATTCTTCAACTAAACTTTTCATTTATTTAAATTTACAATTTGCCATTACTTCTGTTAAACAAGCGACCATATTAATCTCTTGGTCTGCTACAAAAGCGGATTTATATTGATATCCTGCAATAACTAAAACTGCTTGTGGTATTGATTGTGGTTGTAAGTTCTTATATAGTATTTCATATACACTTGAAAACAATGATGATGGTTCTTTATCTAGGTTTTGTATAACCCATTTTCTCATATCATTAAATCTTTTTTCTTTTAAAATTGCTACAAGTTCTTTAATATCTGCTTCAGTTATACTGAATAATATACCACTATCAATTTTACCTCTTACTGAATATCTTTGAAGTTCATTAATAGTTCTTCTGAAATCTGGAAAATGTTTTTGTATTAATTCTGCAAGTACTTTTTTATCAAACTCTATCTTTTCTTCTGTTAAGATATTACATAACCTAATCATAAGTTGTGTTGCTGTCTTAACTTTTTGACCATTAGTTATTGCAAAATCAATAACAGTACAACGACTATGTAATGCTGGTAATATCTTATTCTTATAATTACAAGTAAAGATAAATCTACAATTCTTATAAAATGTTTCTATGAAATTTCTTAATGCAGGTTGAACACTCTCAGCGTTCATATAATCTGCTTCATCAATTATAACAACTTTATGACCTGTTCCTTCAAAGGATACAGTTGACGCAAAATTTTTAATTTTATTTCGGAGAGTATCTATTTGACGACCTTCATCTGATCCGTTGATAACAAGGTAATCAGCGCCCAACTCTTCACATAAAGCACGTGCTACGGTAGTCTTACCTGTGCCTGCCGTACCTGATAGTAATAGGTTTGGGATTTCTTTTTGTTTTACAAATTGCTTAAAAGTTTCTTTTAATTCATTTGCTAAAATACAATCGTCAATTTTTTTAGGTCGGTATTTCTCAACCCATAAGTTTTCTGCCATAATATACTCAATATACTCATCATTTAAAATTCAGAATCAGGTTCTAATGCTATCCAATATTGTACTGGTTTATTTCTATTTACAAAATGACTTATTCTTTGTTTAGAAATCGCAATATCATAATCATCTGGTATTATTTTCAAGTTTTCTGCTTTGAAATATGCTACAAACTCTTTATCAGTTGTGCCTACTACAGCAGAATAATCATTTGAAGATTTATTTTTCTTATCAGTTGCAATCATTGTAATGTTTTTACCATCACCTTTTACTGCAATGTCTGGTAAGTTTAATGTAACTATACCTTTTTGTAAATCTGCAAATTGTGTTTTCTTTAATGTAAAGGTTACATACTTATCAGGCATATTAATCGTTTTAGTTGGTGCAACTATTACTGATTTATCTGCAAAGAAATATTTAACTGATTGTCTTGAATTGGCGTCTTTAATAACCAACTTGTTAGTACCATTAAATTGTATATCTGATTTATTAAATAACTCAACTGCTCGTAGAAATTCTGGTAAATCGTATATCGCAAATTCTTGCTCAAATTTTGTGTCTATATCTGCTTCGGCAAGAATATTCTTTAAAGTAGATATTGTTTGTAATTGCTTTCCTGGTTTTACTAATATGTTCTTATTAATATCAGCAAAATTTTTTAGAATAGCAACTGTATTGTTTGATAGGTTCATTTCATTTCCTCATTATTTAATCATTATAAATTATTTAAAACGTTAGAAGGAGAAGATTGTCCATATGGATCATCATCACTTCCATTATCATTGATTCCAGGTTCTTCAAACCATTGTTCAACTTTTAAATCGTTAACTACAGCGGCATATCTCCAAGACCTCATACCAAAACCTTTATCAGTTTTGTTAATCAACATACCTAAACGTCTAGTAAAGTGTCCGTTTCCGTCTGCAATAGGTTTAACGTTCTTAATTTTCCAGTCAGCAAACCAAGCATTCATAACATAAGTATCATTTACTGATATACAATAAATCTCATCTATGCCTTTATCTTTAAACTCTTGGAATCTTTTTTCGTATTCTGGTAATTGTTTTGCTGAACAAGTTGGTGTAAATGCACCAGGTAAAGAGAATATAACAACTTTCTTTCCTTTGAAATAATAATCAGTAGTTCTATCTACCCATTTACCATCTTCAAAAGAACATCCGCCGTCAACTAACTCGTCACCTTCTCTTGTTTTAAATGTAACATTTGGCACGTGCCAATAATCTAATTTACTCATAATGACTCATAATATAATATTTTGTTTAAAATGTCAATCCTGGTTGTCTATCAGCTCGCAAGTTATTTCGTCTGCTTGTAATCCTGCTTCTTTATCATATACCCACACATAGGAAAAGTGAACCTGGTCACCTTTTTCCACGCATTTCTTACCAAATGATAGTTTAGGATTTTGTACACAACTGACAAGAATCAAACTTATTAACACTATTAATATTTTATTCATAATTTCCTTTATATTATATACTATATCTATTTATAAGTCAATGCTAGGCCAAAAAAATAGCGGCGAGTTTCCCCGCCACTATCTATACGTTATTACTTAACGTCTATTGTTTTTAACTTCATTTCTTCTGGAACAATCTTCTCCATAGAAACCTTTAAAAGACCATCTTTCAATTCTGCACCTTTGACTTTTACATCATTAGCGATTGTGAAAGACCTTTTGAACATTCTTTTAGATATTCCTCTATAAAGAGTTCCTTCATTGTCTTCTACCTCTTTTTCAGATTCGTCTTTTACTGATTGGATAGTTAACATACCGTTCTCAACCTCAACGTTAATGTCTTTTTTATTGAATCCTGCTAATGCAACTTCAATATCGTAAGTGTTCTTACCAGACTTAACTATATTGTATGGTGGATAAGACGGTTGTATATCAGATATAAAATCGTCATCCCACATTGAACCGAAATGGTCAAAGATAGAATCAAATCCTACTGATACTGGTCTTAATCTGTTAAAAATAGATAATGCTTTATTGGTCATATAAACCTCCTTTATTAAGCAAAGTTATTTTAATTATATGAGTCCCTTAATGGCAACTCACTACTACTTATATATGTAGTTTCCTACAATATACAAGTAGCGCCGATGGATTTATTTTTAATAGTATGAATCCATCAAAATATCTATCGTAGTGTCCACGTTAGTGTGACCTTCTATAGCTTTTAGAGTCTCCCCAAACTGCTACAAAACTTACAATTCATTGAGGTTTTGTTATAGTAGACCTCAAACTACTACCAGTTTTCATATCTAAAATATGTAGGACTGGCACCCTTCCACGCCCCAGGACTTATGAATTGCCTGGTATAATATATTTATTCAAAGCACAGGCGTGTAATTCTATAATTTTGCTTCTCTTAATTTCTGTTGCTTTTTGTAGTTTTTAATGCCTTCTTTTTTCTTTTCTCTTTTAATTTCAGATGGTTTTCTGTAGTATTGCTTCTCTCTATATTCTCTTAACGTACCTGCTTTAAGTAATTTTTTCTTAAGCACTCTCATAGCTTTCTCTACATTACCGTGTCTTACTTCAACTGTTATCGCCACGTTCTTTTACCCTCCTTTCTGCTTCTGTAACTATTTTATGTGTATCTGATACACTATTCTCTTGCCATCCTTCAGCTCTAATTTTGTCCATTTCTTTTCTAACATATTCCTGGTGCCTACTTGAATTCATACTATCTAGTAATTCTTGTTTTTGAGATTCTAATGTTTCAACCTTCTTACCTTTTATATTCATTTTTATTTGGTCTTCAGGTGAATATATATTAGTAAGTTTATTATCTTCCAAGATTTTTATAACGTCTTTTGTTTTTTGTTTTATCATATCGTCCAATGTATGAATCCAATTAATGTTAAAAAACCTAATGTTCCACCTAGTACAGCAGAACCAAAGATTGTAAAATCAATTGTACTTTTTATTACTCTTTTTACCATATCTTAATTAAAATAATTGTTTGTAATATAACAACAACAATTGGAACAATAGTTCTAACTAATTCCATTGTGTGATTATACTCATCTAATTTTCTTTCTAATTTATTTCTTTTAGATGTACTGTTCATATATTCTGTATAAAAATCCTTCATAGTTCCTTTCTAGTGTTTTAGTGAAGCGGAGCACTACCTCCGCTTCAGGACTTACACTATGATTGAGAGTCTAATTAGATATGAGCAGATGAATCATTATCTGTTTCATCTTTCTCATCTTCTTCTTTATCACTCTCTTCGTCTTTCACTTGTTGAGCAACTTCAGCTTTTCTTTGGTCTTCAGCAATTGAATCTGCTGTAGCACCTCCGTCAACTTTTTGGTATAACTCTACAAATGAATTCTTTGTATCTTCATCAAATCTATTAGTACATACTTCAATAGCTTTTAACTTATCTTTAAAGATAGTAAATGCTTGAACAATGTGGACTAATCTTCTTGTTGAGATAATCTCATCTACGCCTCCGTCAAAGAAAGTTTTTCTTATAACGTCTGCCCAAGTGACTAACTTTTTACAAAACGATTGGTCTTTTTTACCGTTTTTTTCAAGAGTCTTAATCAAGATTTTTTCTTCTATCTTAACACTTGGATATTTCTGTTCAAATGTAATCGGAAATCTTTCTAAAAATGCTTCGTTAAGCACGTTAGTTCCGATAAATTTTCCGTCTTCACTACCTTGTCCTTTAGTATTAGCAGTAGCAATCACGTTAAATCCTTCGGCAGGTTTCACGAATTTATTAATCTTTTTAACAAAGATTCCTGAACCTTCAAGAATTGGTTGTAAACACATTATCTTATTACTTGCAAGGTCTATCTCATCAAGTAAAAGAATTGCGCCTCTTTCCATTGCTTCTATAACAGGTCCGTTTTGCCAAACAGTTTGTCCTTCTCTTAATCTATAACCGCCGAGCAAGTCATCTTCGTCTGTTTCAATTGTTATATTGACTCTAATCAATTCACGTCTGTTTTCGGCACAGGCTTGAGTAACTCCCATAGTCTTACCGTTTCCTGAAAGTCCTGTAATAAAAACAGGATAAAACATTCTGGATTTGACGATTGATTTTACGTCTGGATAATTACCAAATGATACGAATACTGAATCTTTTTTAGGAACAATATCGCCTGTTAAAGATGAAACAATATAAGCTGCTTCATTAACTTTATTATCTTTAACGGTTTCAGTTTTTGATACTTTAGTTTCTTTAGTATCTTCTGAAACGTCATCATCTATGTTTGGTAATTTAAATAATCCCCTATCAATTTTTAGGTTCTTATCTTTTGTTAACCATTGCGGTTCGTACTTATGACCAAATTCTTTATTGGCACGTACTAATTCAGCAAGTGTTAACTCAGCTTTGTTAGGATACAGCTTTTTAGCGTGTTTAACAAAGTCTATTTGTTTCTGATTTAACATAGTGTTTTCACGTCCTTTCATCATTTATATTAGTATATTATACGGTATTTTTTTAGGAAAGTCAAGTAAAATATACCCTTATTTTTCAATGTTTTTTTCATCATTTAAGCGACCTCCGCTATAAATTTGTTTAAAACTACTCTTGAAACTAGTCGATTCTTCATACTTCTACCGAAGATTCTCTTTAACTCAGCACCAGTTCCTTTTTTAACTGTTGCGTCTTGTAGATTAAAATTCTGTACTTTCATTTTCTTACCGTTCAGTAAAAAATACTTATCATATCCGTTTGATTTTACTGTAGCAGCGTTATCAACTCTAAAATCTTTTTGTATTTTAAGTCTTAATTTTTCTTTGTGTTCATAATCTTTATAATCACCGATAAATCTATCTAAATCCCAACGTCTAATTCTCTTCATAACATAGAAACCGATTATTGTAGGATCGTAATCTTGTTTTATTAAATTTAATAATGTTTCGGTCATAGCACTACCGTACCAACCGTCTGTTAAAACTATTTTTCTATTCTTATGTGTAATAACTATTTTAGAATCATAACTACAACTTTGTTTAATATAGTTATGTCCTTTTTTCTTAGCGTCTGCTATATCATATTCATCAACTCTTCTAGTAGGTTTATCTGGTATAGGTACTATCTGATTATGTCTGAAACCGTTGGCACCTCCGTCAGTTAAAGTAATAAAAGTAAGTTTTTCAACTTTATATTTCTTTAAAAATTCTGGTACTAGTGAATTACATACTAATAATGCTTCATTTAAAGGAGTATTTCCTAACCAATATTTGTCTGGCATTTGATAATTATTTCCTTTTGGATACTCATCTACATCACCGAATCTATTCCATCTATAATCATATGATGTTGCCATATGAAATAAGTATAATAATGATTCTTCAAATTCATTTTTTTTCATTCTATGACTAACACAATTTACTAATTTAAATTCATCAAAAACAAAGTCACCGTGTTTATACTTCCAATAAGGTTTTTCTTTTTCTGTTTTATCTCTTTCACTAGTGAAAAAATATACTTCAAATGGTATATTAACTTTTCTAACAAATTCAACTAGGTTAATTAATTGAGCAATAGTATCAGAAATACAATCACTCATACTACCTGACCAATCTAATAACATTATCATACCGTGGTTTTTACCGTCAGGTACAATAGTTATTCTCTTAAATATATCTTCACTAAATTTGTAATTTTTTAATTTTAAAGGATCAATAATTCCTGTTTTATCAGTACTTGCTCTTTTGTAAGCACTAGCAGCTTTTTTCATTTCAAATTCTTTAACAAGATACATAACTGTCTTCTTGTTTTCAGTTCTAAATTTTTTAAACTTATCTAATAACCATCTTCTATATTCAGTTGTACCTGATGGATACTGTTTCATTGCGTCATTAATATGTTTTCTGAAATCATTTAAAAATTCTTTATATGATACTAAAACTTGATTATAATTTGGTGTTGGTAATGTACCGTATACATAAGAAGTTTTTTTATCTAACAACTGTTCTTTTTTCTCTTCAAAGAAATCGTTTGTAATTGCTTTAAGTTTTTTAACAGCAGGGTCTCCTCCTGCACCTTTGGCGTGTTGTGTTGGTGATAGTGATTTTTTATTTTCTTCTTTTTCTTTATCTTTTAAATCGTTATCTGTTCCTTTTTCTTCTGAATCTCTTTTATCATTTTTTTCATCTTGTTCATCTGAATTCTCATCTGATTTATCATCTGAATTCTCATCTGATTTATCATCTTGTTTTTCACTATCTTCTGGATCTTCTCCGTCTTCATCTGATAAATCATAATTTTTAATTAATGGGTGGTCATCAAAATCTGGTAATTTCTTTATATCTTCAACTTGTTTTTTCTGCCAATTCAACATTTCTTTAGCAACTTTAACAACGTCAGCAAAAGTTTTGATGGCGTCAACTTTTGCTAACCAATTGTTGTTATCGGGAGTAAATATGAATGGAATTCTTTGACTTGATTTACTTCTTAAATTAATCTTATCAATTAACATAAGGTCTTTATTTAAATCTTTGTTATTCATACCAAAGAAGTTTTGTTTTTCTAATATATCAAAACCGTTGATATAGTTTTTAACAACTCCTGGGTATTTCTTTTGAATTTTTTTGTCTATTCTAGTATCTTCTAATACATTAACGTAAGTTCTTAACTCATCATCATCACATATTTTTTTCCATCCGTCTTCTGGAGTAAATAATGCGTGAGCACATTCGTGAGCAATTAACATATCATAAACATCACCGTGTGATTCTTTAAATATAGGAAGAGTTAATACACGAGTCTTTGTGTTAAAACTTGCTGTTGATACAGCGTTATGTTGTATGATTATATTTTCTGTTGCAAGTAATTTAGCTAATTGACTTTTTGTGTCTAAATTAATTGTAGTGCTTTTTCTCATAATGTAAGATAATAATAACACCGATTGACCTGAAAGTCAAGTGTTAATTTCCCCTTATTTTATGCGACTTTTAGACGATTTTATTTCTTGAATATGAAAACTGGCTCATATTTTGCACCAGATTCTTGCGAGGATAACTGTAATTTATAGGTATCCGTGTGTGTAAATCCTTCTTCTACAGCGATTCGTACTGTATCATCTTCAAAGGTTTTATGTGATTTAATGTTTGCTACATTTAACCCCATATACTTATCTTTCTTTAATCCTTTATATGCATTTTGTATAGTCTTTCTTAAAAAGCCATTGTTCCACTCTTCATTACCACTATATTGATTAAATGATTGTCCTTCTTCTTCACCATATTGTTCCCAATTGAAATAAGGTGGACTTGTAAATGCAAAATCTAAACTATCTTCTTTTGGTTCAAATACTTCACTACCACACTTGTTTAAGAAATAGTGTCTATTATCTCTACCAAAATCTTCTTTAATTTGTTGTAGTCCTTTAAATGTTAATTCTGCTGGATCAGTACCAACATAATTAATATCTGATATAATTGCACCTAATATACGTCCACCATATCCCATTGACATATCCCATACCATAGCACCTGGATGGGCAAAGTGTGAATATAAACACGCCGCTGCTGTGGGTCTAAAATTAGATACACATTGAGTTCCTGTATATCTTCTTAATAAAGACCTCATTACACTTTCTGATTTATGTTTTGATTCAGGAGATATTTCAGTTATTTCACCTTCTAAATTACTTGCGATAGGCATTAAAGTATCTACTGATTGTTTACCAAAAAAACTACCTGTTAATAACTTACGTATACCTTTTTTAAAGTGTTCTTCATTTTCATATATCTCCATAGGAGTTCTCATTTTACCACATCTAATACCAAAACTATGTGGCATATACGACCAAGCTAAAGATAAACCTGTTTGATTCGGTTTTATAACTTTATCTTGCGTTAATAATCCTTTGAAATCTGTTGATTGTAAAGTTTTAAATTGTGCTTCTCTATATTGTTTATCTGTAGCATAATAAGGAAAACCTCTTTTCTTCCAATACTCATAAACTGAATCAATATTAATTTGTAATTCTTCTTCGTTTTGAACAACACCTTTTAGATTGCCCTTACTTGTAATAAGTTCATCACCTGTTGTTTCTACACCAAACGCTTCTAATGCATTTCTTGTATCAGTTTTATTTGTTAGTTTCTTCATATTTGCCGTGTCTAGCTGCCATAGTTTTTTGCCAGATTTTAAACTGTTTCTTTGCCTTTTTTTCTGCCATATCTAGTTTCATTTTACTTGCGTGTTCAGTAAAATTTCTACCTAACATATGTTCATATTCGTGTTGGAATATTCTACTCATCATACCATCTAAATTACCTTCTTTTAAATCACCATTTTCATCTGTATATTTTACTACACATTTTCTAGGTCTTTTGATAGCTAAAAATAAGAAAGGATATGTCAAACAACCTTCTTTCATCATTACAGTTTCCTCACTTGTACTAACTATCATAGGATTAAAACAAGTCATTTTTAAACCGTTTTCTAATGATATATGATTACCTAATACAAACATATTAAATGGTAAACCTACTTGATTAGCAGATAAACCTATACCACCATATCTTGCCATTGATTTAAACATTTCTTCTGACAGTTCTTTTCTATCTTTAAAATCGTGTTCCTTTAACATATCATCTGTAAAAGGTGCTACTGCTGACCTAACTCTAGGATCACTAGGAGGTACAAGTTTTAAAATTTTATCTATCTTTTTTTCTTCTGTCATTATATCCTATCTAGTACTGTAAAGTTTTGGTCTTTTTTGTACTTAATTATGTTTGTAAATTTATCAAATAATATATCGCCTTTATGTGAAATAATAAAGACATTTTCGTTTGATAATTTCTGTACTATTTTAAAGAAATCATCTGTTCCTGCAAGGTCTAAACTTGAATCAAATATCTCATCTAGTATTAATAAATTTGTATTAGTAGAGTTTTTAAGTTTAGCTATATCTCTCCAAGTAAATAACAATGCTAAATCTATTCTCATCTTTTCACCTTCACTAAAGTTATTATAATTAAATGTATCTCTATATCTACTCTTAACTGTTTCATTAAACTCTTCATCTAAATGAAATGATACATAAAACTCCATTGCTTGTAGATACTTATTAATCAATTGATTCATTATAGGTATATACTTCTTAATTATTTGTGCCTTAGCGCCTTTGTCATTTAATACTTGTCTTAATACATCTTGATACATTTTCTCTTCAACAATTTTATCTAATTCTATTTTACAATGTCTTAATTGGTCTTTCATTTCATCTAATTGTTTTCTAATATTTGCTATATCTTCTTCTTTATTTGTAAATACTTTTAAATCTTCTTCTATATTATCACTTTGATTTTTAAGACCTTCTAATGATGTATTTACTTTTGATAAATCAACACTTAAATTATAAATCTTATCTGCTACTCTATCATATTCATTTATTTTTTCACCCATATTTACAAGTTCTTTTAATAACTTTTCCATACCATCTTGTAAAGTATTAATCTTATTTTTCTCTTCATTACATTTTTGATGTTTAAATTCTGTAGATAGTGGTTGTGTACAAGTTGGACACACATCATTTTCTTCAAAAAATTTTAAAGACTTCTTATGTCTTTCTAAATTAGTTTCAATCTTCGCTTCTATTTTGGATAATTGCTTTGATTTATCATCAACTATATGTCTATCTTGTATGCAATTTTTTGCCGAATCTATATCTTTATTGAGCTGTGCTACCTTGTTCTCATATTCTAGTCTATCCTTGGTATTCTTCTCAAGCACCCTATTTTTATGCGTTTGGACGTCTATATCCTTGTGGAGAAGAGTATCCAAGTACTTAGCTTCAGTCTGGTACTTGGTTTCTATAAGCTCACATTGATGTCTGGTTTCTGTTATTTTATTCTGTAATTCTCTTTGTTGACCACTCAATATAGTATCCATTCTACTAAAGGCTCTTATGTCTAAAATCTCTTCAACAACCTCTCTTCTGAAACTTGCTCTCATTTTCATAAATGGCATATAAGAAGAAGACCCTAATAATACTACTTGACAAAACGACCTATAGTTGCACCTCATAATATTGTTTTCAAGATACTTTTGATAATCAATTGCGCTTGCGTCTTGACTCATTAATTGTCCATCACAATGTATTTCAAAGATGTTTGGTTTAACACCTCTTATAACTTTATATTCTTTTGGTCCTACGTTAAATTCTAACTCAACCTCACAACCACCATTGTTAATAGTATTAACCATTTGGTCTTTTTTAATAATACGAAATGGTCTATTGAATAAAGCAAAACATAATGCGTCTAACAAAGTAGACTTACCACTTCCGTTTGCTCCTATAACTAATGTTAATTGTGATTTTCTTAAATCTACTTCTATTGGAACATTGCCTGTAGATAAAAAATTCTTATAAGATATTCTCTTAAACTGTATCATAATATAAAACTAAAACTTATTAACCGTTACCAGATATTTCGTATTTTTCTTTTCTTTCACTTTTAGGATTGCCTAATCCCATATAAGGTTGTGGTGTATCTTTTTCTTTTATGTATGTTGTTCTTTGATTAGGAGGATTCATATAACAATTACCTGACACACTTATTCTTTCTCCTGGTGTTTGATAAGGTAATACTTCGTGTCTTAACTGTGCTGGAAATATCCACATATATCCTGCTACTGGTTCATATTTGTATGAGTGTTCCGCCCATTTTGGTGCCTGATTTTCACCGTAATGAAAACCTATAACTCCAGGACCTAAACCAGTTCCTTTAAATGCTTTTCTTTCTTCTGTTATGTCTGGTGTTTTTAAATATATAACCCAAGAAAATTGTCCACCGTGAGAGTGTTGAGGATTATATTCACGTTCTTTCATAAAATTAATCCACACATCCATTAATGTAAAATTTTTTGAAAATTGTTGTTCATTATATTGTTGTCCAACAAAGTCACAATGTCCTTCAACATATTGATTTATGTATGGTTGAAAGTGTCTTATGTACCACTCTTTATCTTCATCACCATAACGTCTTTGGTCACCTAATAATCCTGCTAGTCTACTATTTCCTGAACCTTTTGGTCTAGCATTACCTCTTGCTAAAAGTCCATCTAAAAATGTTTGATGTACTTTAAAATAAGCAACATAAGGACCAAAAGCTAAATGTCCTTTTGTTTCAACTTTAGTAGGTACTGGATCATTTGGATCAATATTAGTTTTATCTCTATCAAAGTTATAAGAGTATTGGTCATTATTTTGAAACTGTCCCTGGTTAATACTATCAACCATTTTTTTCATTTCTTTATCATCTAAGCTCATTGATTTACTTCTCCATATAGTTCTTTAGTATATTCTTTTAATTTGTTTTTGTCAAGGTCCGTATCAAGTTGGTCTATATACTTGCCCAAAAATGTAAGTGTATCTTCACCTTGTTCTATTAAGTCTTCTTTTACACTAGCAGTTACATCACTAGTGTCCTCAAATATATTTAGTTCGTGTATATTTAATGTACTATACAACCTATTGATAAACTTATCATACATATCTTCATCTGTTTTTTGAGATATAAACAGTTTAATATAACTATTATCAAATCTTGATATGTCTAACGTATTATAATCGTTTTGTGTATCATCATATACTATCTTTTTAAATATTCTTATAGGGTTAGGTACTCTAGTTAACTCTCTAGTATCTGTATCAAAAATATGGAAACCTTTTGGATCTTTATAATCATTCCAAGTAATTTCATATTGTGTTCCTAAATAATATATCCGACCATCATCTGATTTCTTATGAAAGTGTCCTGATAAAACTTTTTCAAATCTATGAAACATTGATTTATCTAACCCTTGTTCGTTCATATGTCCTCTATGCATTTCAAACCCTTTAATTTCTAAATGACCCATACATATTTCAGAATTTGAATTTTCAATAGCATATAAAGACTCTTCATACGTATCATCACATATCCAAGGCATAAACAATATAGGCAATCCATCAAAGGTAACTTCTTTTGGACTTGCATATATCCAAGGTTCATTTTGACCATCATACGTTGTACATAATTCAGTAATTGCATTTACTTTATTTGTATTCTTATAATAAGTATCGTGGTTACCTAATATAATATGTGTATCAATCTTTTCTTCCCATAACTTTTTCATAATCTTTTGACGGAAGAAATTCGCCGTTTTAAAGTTTATAAATTTACGTCTATCAACTACATCACCTAAATGTATTAATGTCTTGATGTTGTGTTCTTTTAAATATGGAAAAAATACTTCATCATAAAATCGTTCTTGATACTGTACAAAATGCGGACTATCATTCCGACAACCAAAGTGTGTATCATTTAATAGTGCTATTTTCACTTGTAATAATTCTCCTGTATAAAATCGTGATAACTTGGAAACTTTTCAACTTCTTTATTCCATTGTTGTTTACGTTCATCTAATTTCTTTATAAATGGTTCCATACGTTCTTTTATTTCTTGTTCACTCTTATGTGTTAGATTTATTAAGTTAGGTAAATCCATTGGGCACCAATTTAAACCAGCTGCTATATAATGCAATCCATATTTACCTGGTCTATCCATAGGATCAACAGGAAACTCCGACGCCATATTTCTTTGTAAAGCAGCTTGTAAATATCCTAACATAATTTTAGGTTTAAAAGTATATAAACTTTCTTCCCATACTTTTTCATTATTTGCTTTCCAATATGGTGTATCATTTCTTGTTGATAATGCATAATGCAACCCAACAAATTCCTCAAATCCTTTAAAGATAGATTTACAAGCAAACGTAAAGTTATCTTTATCCCAACGTGTAATTTCACCTCTTCTTAAATTTCTTACTAACATCATTAAAAATTCGTGTACTGAAAACAAACCATTACTCTCTAATGGTTCAATAAATCCAGCAGATAGTCCTATAGCAACACAATTTTTCACAAATAATCTTTCGTGTATACCAGTTCTCATTGTAATGTTTCTAAATTCGTGTTCTTCATTACCAAAACCAGGTCGTACACCTGCTAAATGATTTTTAAATTCTTTTAAAGCAGTTTCATCATCTACAAATTTATCTGAATAAACATAACCTGTACCAACTCTACTCCATAATGGTATGTTCCACACCCAACCGTTCTCTATTGCTGTGCAATTGGTAAAGCATTCTACTTCTTTTTCTTTATCAACATAAGGAATTCTAGTCGCCCACGCTTTATTGTTTGGTAGATTTTTTATAGTTTCAAAAGGTTCTTTTAATGCACCACCTAAAAGCATTGATTTAAAACCTGTACAATCAACAAATAAATCTGCGTAGTAACTATATGTTTTTGTAACTACACATTTAATACCATTCTCATTTGTAGGCACATCAATAATATCTTCTTGTATATGTTTAACACCTCTTGGTAAACAATAATGGTCTCTTAACCATAGACCAAATTTAGTTGCGTCAAACTGATAAGCAGAATCTCGGTCAAGTTCAAAACCGTGAAAGTTAAAAGCACCTTTACCTTGATTAACTAATGCCATATTAGGAGCAAAACTATCAGCATAATCTGAAACAGGTGTTTCTGGATAAAATTCTTTTTTCATCCACCAGTCATTATAATTTAATTGAGTTCCTTCTACTTTAATAGGACCAAAAGGATAATGAAATGCTGGCTCGTCTTTTCCATTAAAGTCTGTAAACTTAATACTAAACTTAATAGTGCCATCTGTATGTTTTAAAAATTCTTTATCATCAATGCCTAAAAATTTAGTCCATTGTTTAACTTTTGATATTGTACTTTCACCAACACCAACAATTGGTATATTTGGTGATTCTATTACTGTAATATCTTTGTTTGGAAATGCTTTAATTAAAGTCGCCGCCGTCATCCAGCCAGCAGAACCTCCACCGACTATTAAAATCTTATCACTTTTCATAATTATTTTTTCTTCTTAATTACTTTTTTCTTTTTTTTAGTTGTTGTTTTTTTAACTGGTTCTTCCTGCGGAAGATTTTTTTGTAGAAATTCTGTAAATTGATTTTTAAACTCTCTATCTTCTCCTGGTTGCAATGTCATATCATCATAGTTTGCGTTTTGAATCATACGGTGTTTAATAGTTGTTTGTTTTTTCTCTTTCTGTATTCTCCGTACAAAGGCATAATAGATAATTTGTGTGAAATAAGCAAAGGGGTTGTTAGATGTTTTAGGATTAAAATTATCAAGATACTGTAAACAGTTCTCAATACCATCGCTTATCATATCATCCCTATAAGTATAATTTATAAAGTTTGGTCTAAAGGATAAGTGATTGGCTATTTTTAAAAAACACTCACCAACATAATTTGGTACTGGTGGTTTATTTTGTTTTAATCTTTTCGCTTTATTAACAGACTTTCTATAGTCTATCATTGCGTGTAAGAATTCCTTATTATTTACATAATGTTCTGGTTTTTTTTTAATTCTGATTCCTGGCATAATAATTACATATTACTACAATTTTTTGTCTTTGTCAATGCTATGACGTAATAATCTTTTAATTGCTTTAGATAGTTTTTTGACAGGAATAATCTCTCCTATCTGCCATTGTTTAGCAATATGGGCGAGTTTTTTAGATTTGAATGGCACTTGACTTTTCACGTTTTTTGTATATAATGGTCTATGTAGACCGTTGGAGACCGCTTTAAGTAACTAGTGGAGCGTTCTCTTCGTTATTTTATCTTTAAATATTTCGTTCAATAATTCATTATCTTCCACCGAAATTTGTTCTTGTATAAAGTCACCCTTTTTGGCCTTTTTCGGTTGGTCTAATTTATCATAATCATTTGCTAAAGTTGTATAGTTTTGAGTCATATCTTCCGACGCCATAGTTATAGTCATTATCTTATCTTTCGGAATAGTAATAACTTTATCTGTTGTATAATTAACCCATTTAATAAGAGCAATATAATCTCTTATTCCAGTAGGGGTCATCTGTGGAATATACTTAATTTGTAATGGTTTTGCGATTCTAAGCAAAGGAGATTTATCTGGTAGTTGTTTTGGACCGATTGGCATATGGGCAACAACATCATCACCATTGACTAGTTTGATTATACGTATGTTTGCTTTAACTTTTTCCATTTCTCTCCAATTCTATATTGTGAATTTCATAGTCAAAATCTTCACTATTGTAAATATTTATACGTTCTCTAAAGTGTTGTAGAGTATAATTTTCTTTTTCGCCATAGGAAAGGTCATCAGCAATGTCATATAACGTTGCGTGTGAATTGTTATCTTTTAGTCTTAATCCTCGTCCTATTGATTGTAAATTTCTTATACGAGATTTACTAGGGCTACTAAAAACAATATTGTGTAAATTACGGATATTGATACCAGTACTGAACGTCCCATAAGAAGCGACAATAATTGCGTCATCCGACTTTTCGGTAATTGCTCTAACTTGTTCTCTTTCATCTGCTTCCACTCCTCCGTGGATATAGAAAATAGGTCGGTCACCTGCCTTTTCTTTAATTAATTCATATAATAACTTACCGTGCTTTTCTACGTACTGAAACAGACATAAAGTATTGCCTTGCAAATTAGTGACCAGATTTTTAATGTATTTATTTCTTTTCTCATTTCTAACTAAAAAATCCATTTCTTCTTGATAAGTTTTATTTTTCAAGAAATCTATTTGTGCTTTACCATATTGTAATACTAAACAGAAAATTTTAAGTTTAGCTAGGTGTTCTCTATCTTGTAATTCAGTTGTGGTAGTAACTTTATTGACTGCACCAAACAGTCCTTCTAATACTAATTTATGTGTTTTACTATCATCTAGGGTACCAGTACAACCTATTTTATATTTACACTTAACTAACTTCGTCATTATCTTTGTTAATGATACTGCCTTAAATAGATGTGCTTCGTCACCAATTAACATACCATAATCGCTAAAATAGTTCTTTGATAGATTATAAATTGATTGCCAAGTAGATATAACTACTCTTTTAGATGTTATCTTACTATGTCCTTCATAGATTCTATGTACATTTTTATTACTATCATAGCCATAGTCTTTAAAATCTTTATATAATTGTTCTACTAATGATGTGGTAGGTACTATAATTAATATCTTCTTATTTTTAGGTAGTCTTAATAGATTGAAACGTACTAATAGATATAAAATAAGTGATTTACCACTAGCTGTTGGCGATAGTAATAAACATCTATTTTTTTTAACTGAATATGTAAATGCTTCTTTCTGATAATCTCTTACTTCCATAGGAATTTTAAGAGCATTAATAAATTTTTCTACCTTATCATCATCTACTTTAGTATCTTCTAACTTTGTTCCATCAACAACTTCTATTTCATTCTCTTTACACCAATTAAGTATATAAGGATATAACCCTACGTATATTTGACCAGTTGCATATGAAAATAGTCTTATCTTTCCGTCCCATACCCTATTACGAAATTGTGGCATAAAACGAAAACCAGGTACTTCAAAAGTAAAGTGTTGTCCTAATTCTCTTCTAATGGAATCTTCTGCTTCTATCTTTAAATAGACATCATCCTTTTTGTCTATAACAAGATACCTTACATTTTTCATACTATCTTTAAATAATTTCCTGAATGTAAGTTTCCGTCTTTTATTGTTTCTGGATTAAATGGAAATAAATCAAATGCAATTGTTATTCTTTCTGAATCTTCTTCATATACATCCGTATAGTGTGGTACATTATTTGGAAATACAGTCATTTTACCTACTGTATTTTTACTACTATATAGCATAGGGTCATTAATTTGATTTATTGGATTGATATAATGAGTAGATGTAGTATCTGTTGTCTGTACGCAAATATGACCTCCTAAATAACAATGTGATCCTATATCGTGTAAATGAGCTTTTATTTGTTCTCCTTTACGCATAACATTATACCAACATTGTATATACAATTCTTTTGGAATTGGTTGTTTAAAGTATTGCATAATTCCATTATGAAAGTGTATTATATTTCCTTTTAAATGCTTTATATTTTCATCTTCCCATTTTAAAACATTATACTTATCAAATCTTTGTGTTGTACTCTCACCTTTTAGTCCTGTGTAAGCATTTACAGCTCCAGCTGCTACAGTTGATTTAGATAATTTTAATATTTCTTCTTCTTTACTTAAAAGAAGTTTTGCTAACTCTTGACAATTAACTTGTTGTACTTCAGTTTCAAATATTCTGTAATCATACTCGGGTGCAAAAAAAGATTTTTTAGGATCACTTTTAAATACGTGTATATCAACTTTAGATTTTTTCTGATCCATTAAATGGCTCCTGATGTAAACTTCTTCCAATCAATTGCGTTCTTAATAGTAAATGTTCTATTTGTAATTTGTCTAATACTTCTATCTAAAAAATCAACAACTGTATTGAGATAATCAACCTTTTGTTTTGCTCTAATAACTTCTTCGTCTGAATCAATATACTTATCTACGTCTTGCCTTAATATTTTTAAGTTAAAAGGTTTTTCAATATAGACGCTAGGGTCTGCTTTACCTGTATAGTATTCCCACTTACCTCTTTTAACTATATGTAATTCACTTTCTGCTCTACTTAACATTAACTTAAACTTTGTTAAGTGTTTGAGATATTGGTTATGTAATTGAGGTGTTTTGATTGATTCTAAATCAAGTTCACTATCGTTAATTTTTAAGTCTTTGTCTGCTTGTTCTTGTAATTGTTCTAAATCCATAATTATCACTATAACATATTATAATAGAAAAGTAAAGTTTCTTACGTAACTGTTACCGAAGTTTGTCCACTTCCTTCTGCAAATTCATATATTTTGTATTGAAAGTTAACTGTTGCTATTAAATAGTTTACATCCGTTTGTTGTTGATTATAATTCAATCCAGATAAAGATGTAGGGAATACGTCTGCGAATCTGACTTGAATATTTGTTGTATTTTTACTTGTTAATATACTTAATGTTGCGTCTGAATAAACAGCACCAGTAGCACCTGCTTGGTTTCTTATTATACCTGCGTCTGTTTCTTGTTTTCTACCAGTAGATGTTGGAAATCTATCTGCACCACCACCAAGTAAATCTCTAAATTCTTTTCTATCTTTAGGAAAACCTAGACCAGTTAACCAACCGTGTATCTCTCTATAGTTTTCTAAATTTTCATCAACCATAAAGTCCATAGTAAGAGGAGCATACGCTAGTTTATCTCCAGGTACAGGTATATTTTTTAATGGTGTTTGTTGTTCCATCATACCTTCTAGTGTTATGCCTGGTAAATTTACTGCCGTACAAAAAAATTCTACTTTAGGAAGTTTTGTAATAGTAAATTTAAACTGCGTTGGAGCTGCATAATCAAACTTCGTTGGTTGTCTTTTGTATGATTGTTCTATTGTCATAGTACTATTTATATGCGAAAATTAGGCCAAAAAAAAGGGGAGTAAAAACTCCCCTTTTAATTCTGTTAGAAAATGTTTCTAACCAATGATATTACATCAAGTTAGCAACTTGAACTTTTTGGTAGTATCTATTAGAGTTAGCACTTCCAGCGTCATTTACTGCTGTAGCAGCACCTGACTGAGCACCAGTTTCAGCGAATGGATTAGCGATTAAGCCATATCTAGTCTTGAATCCGATTTTTGGTTGGAAAGTGTCTTGTCCAACAGCTCTAACCATTTGTAGAGGTACATATGGGCAATAGAATATTCCTGCGTCATATGGTGAAGTACCTTTGTATCCAACAACGTAGTACTGTTTAGCAGCACTATTAGCTGAGTAAGGATCAATGTATACTTTAAATCTACCGTTAAGAACACCTGCAAAAGTATTACCTGTGTCATCAACGTTTAGGTTGTTGTTAAGAGCTGGTGTGTAGTCTAATACGCCTGCCATTTGAAGAGCAGAAGCAACATCAGAAGAACAGATAATTATATTACCTTTTCCTCTTCTGGTTCTTTGTGCAATTCTATTAGCATCTCTTTCAAGTTGGAACATAAGACCTTTGAATCTCTCAACTGACCATCTGCCATTTGAGTCTGTATCTAGGTCAAAAATTCCCGCTGTAGTTACGTTACCAGTTTGAGCACCTTTTTCTGAATTGATGTAGATAGTTCTTACAACTTCTCTATTGATTTCAGCTAAAATTTCAGCTGATAAGATGTTTGCAAGTTCTGTTTCTGCGTCTAAACCGTGGATTGCTTTTAAGTCTTGAGCAAGTTCCATAGTGTATTCAGCTTTAAGAGCTCTTGATTTAGCAGTTACCGTAGATTTCTCTATTGAGAAAGCCATTTCAGCAAATGCATTACCGCTAGCGTCGCCTAATGCTTCAGCTTTCGCTGTAGTCATTGCTTCGCCTTTAGTATAAGTTCCAGGTGAACCGTCGTTTAATACACCAGGATTAGTTCCTGCGTGGTCTGTTGCTGAATAACCGTCAACAGAAGATCCAGCAGCATTTCTGCCTGAAAAATCTGTATCAGCTTCATCAAAGAACGACTCTCCGCCTGTTTGTGAAGTATATCTACTTCTCATTGCGAATATAAGTCCTGTAGGACCTGTCATTGGTTGAACACCTGCAATGTCGTATGCGATTAGATTAGGCATAGCTCGTCTAACTAGTGAAATTAGGATTGGATCCCAATTTGCAACAGCACTACCTGTTGCGTTAGTCGGAGCAGCTTCAGCCAAGTAAGCGTTATCTTCTTTAGAAGCACGTTCTTGGTTTTCTAATATCACAGATGTAACGGCACGTCTATAAGCATCAGTAATTTTTGGTAAATCAGGATGCTCTAGTACTGGCTGCCATTTTTTTTCGTGTGTTTCAGATAAGTACATATGTGTTTATCTCCCTTTATATTTACTTAATAGACAACTTAATGTCTTTAGTTTTGCTTATAGCGGCGCTGTAAGCAGCCATAGATTTTGATAAATCTTCACCAATTGGTGTTGATCCATCTGCCGCTCCATCATCTAGTTTCTCTTCAGCAGTCGGAGTTTTCTTTCCAAAATAAGATTCTTTAACAGTTTCTAATTTCTTTTGATAGTCTTCAGCGTTAGAGTACTCAATCTCTTCAGCAAGTTTAGCAAATTTTTCTTTTGCTGTGTCAGCAAGGTCTTCAGAAACTTTAGCTTTGATTTCATCTTTAACTTTAGTTCCAACTTCCTTGTTTAACTCAACATTTTTTTCAATCTGCTCATTGAGGTCTTTTTCCAGTTTTTCAATTTTACCTGCTTGGTCTTCAAGCACGTTATATTTTTCATCTGGAACATCAATGTAGTGGTCTTCAAATAATTTTTTCAGACCATTGATAAAGTCTTCAGCAATTTCCCCTTTGATACCTCTTTCAAGAGCGATTTCGTTTTCTTTCATCCACTCTTCAACAACGTATGCAAGGTAAGAATCAACTTTTTCAGTTAATTCAGATTTTGCTTTAGCACTTTCTTGCTCTAATTTAGTATTATAATCTGTTTCCATTTCTTCAGCAATTTCTTTTACTTTAGATTTGATTGCCGCTTCAAAAATGGTTGCAGCTTTTGTCTTAAACTCTTCGGTTAAGTCTTTCTCTCCAGCGATTAAGGCGTCAACGTGTTCTTTTACGTCAATGTCTTTTTTCTTTTCTTTATCTTCGTCTTCAGTTCTTACCTCAGCGTCATCTTTTTTAGCATCTTTTTTCTCGTCAGACTCTTTGACATCTTTTTTGTCTTCTTTGTCTTTCTTAGCGTCAATAGCTTTTTGAAGTGCTGGTGGTAAATCGCCTTCTTTAATTTCTTTACCGTCTTCGTCTTTTTTAGTTTCTTTATTCTCCAATTTAGTGTTGTGTCCCGATAATTTCGGCATTGGGTCAGCAGCACCTTGTGATTTTTGAGGAGCTTGTCCAGAAACTTTTGTAACTTTTTTAGTTGCGTCAGGATTTGAATCTGTTGGTTTTACTACTGCCTTACCTAAATCTTCATATTCACTCATTTTAGCAATATGAGAAGGTTCAGCCGCAACAGCATTCTTTTTAGGAGCATCCGCCATTGGATTAGGTGAATTCGCCTCGTCCACTGCTTTTGCTTCTAACGCCTCTAATTTTTGTTCTGTATCGGCCATAAGAATAAATCTCCTTAATTAATTTAAACGTTTAAATTATTTCTCTTTATTAATAGATATTTATAAGATTACAGTTTTTCAATGAATTTCTTAAAGACTTCTGCTTTCGCTTCTGCTAAACGTAGTCTTTTAGCTTCATTTATGTACTGTTTCCACTCTTCAATATCTCTCTCTTTGATAACACCATTATCCCATACCCACTCTTTATTTTCCATAATGCCTTCTACGAAAGCGTCAGGAGCGCTTGGGTCTGCTACAATGTCAGCGGCAGTTGCTAAGTAAAAATCTCTTCCTACTTCATTAACTCCGCCACGTCCTCGCACTAGTGATCCCATACCTCTTGAAGACACTCCTAATTGAGCACCTTCGTTAATAAGATTTTTAACAATCTTACCATATGGTGTATCCATCACTTTTGCTTCACCAACAAAATTTGAACCGTCAGGATGTAAGTCTGTTATCATATGACTTACTCTTTCAAGATTTACAACTGGTCCGTCAGGATGTCCTAACTCACCAAATGCACGTCTTTTGTTGATAAATTCTCTATTATATCTTGAAACTTCTTTTTCTAATATCTCTTTAGGATAGACTCTTCCATTCCTATTTTTGATATCTGCTTGTAAAAAGACACCTTTGATTTTGTAATTTTTCTTGCCACCAACCTCTTCAACTATAAATTGTGATTGAGCAGCTTCTTCGGTAATTAGTTTCATTGTTCTCTCTCTTCTCTATTATTTATAAGATTTCTTATCTAAATTCAACGATTAATGAGTAGTTATCACCTTTAGCAAAATTCTTTGTACTTAACAATACATCACCTGTTGGTGTAGTTGCGTCATTTTTAAATGAGTTTCCATCAGTTCTTAAATCTATTGTTCCTTGTCCTGAAAGAAATAAAGCAGTAGAATTTGTAGCACCGTCCCATATCAATTCCACACCAGATTTTGCGTCTGATACGTTAACTGAATAATATACTCTTGCTATACGTCTTTCACCATCTTCACTCATAAAAGTAGTCGCTGAAGCGTCTATTTTTTGTACGTTAGTTTCTCCAGAACCATCTGAAAAGTTAGTCATTTTTATAACATATTTAACTCCAGATGTATCTGCTATTGTTTGTGTTGTAACTGTATCTGCCATTAGAATCCTAAATGTGTTGCGTCATAAAAATCTTTAGATAATTCACCACGCTCTACTGTTGTTCCTTTTTTTCTACATCTAGCATAGACCTTATTTACTACGCCAGTTCCAGGAGTTGTATAAGTTCTTATACCACCTGAATAAGTTCCAGGTGCGTCTGCATATGTATTGGATGCCGTGGCAGTATTTTCATACTCCCAAACACTATTTGATCCTGGTACATCTACCCACGCCATACTACTCTCCTAATTGTTCGTTTACTTCGTTATCAAAATATTTGTATAGTTCTTCTTTATTTATTTTTCTTGCTTCAGCAACTTTATCTACTGAAGACTCAAATTTAGTTATAATATCTCCAGACGTTCTTTCAATTAGACTAAAAGTATCTTGTACTGCTAACTTTAATCTAGGAGATAAATCTCCATAACTTTTAGAGTCAAGATACTTTGTATCTTCAAATATTTTACTTGTAAAAAAATATTCGTTATCCATTTCTATACACCTGCGTCTGGTGGTGTTTCGTGTCCTGGCGCCATTTCTGGTGCTACAGGTTCTGGTGCTTCTGGAGCCGGTTCTTTCGGTTCAAAAGCGATTTCTTTTCCATCTGTATCCATAATTTTATCAGTTCTTGCACTCGGGTCTGTTACTGCAGGTTTAGGAGCACTAAATTTTTCAGGTTCTACACCTTTAAAAACTTTAGCTGCTACATCTACTCTTTGTTTGTCAAGAGCACTTGCTACTTTATCTCTTAAAGCATCCTTAAATGCCTCTCCTGCGTCTGCATTTTTCCCTTGTTGCAATTTATCAATAAATTCTGCTGTCTTACTTGGAATACTTGCGTCTGCCATTACATATCTCCTTCTATTTCATCTTTATGTGCTGTATATTGTTGCATAGGGTCAGCAATAACACCATCTTTAACTTCTTTTCTAATCTGATTGTTTATATCTTCAATCTCCCTATCATTTTGACGTAAGATTTTTTTTCTTACGTACTCTACTGAAAAGTACTTACCAACATACTCTCTTACTGAATCAGCAAGTCTTATTCTTTCTAACAATAATTCAGAATCTTTTAGTTCAGCAAAATGTCCATCTTGTAAAAAGTCGTATTGTAAATGGTCTCTTACAATATGCCAATCTTCATCCGTAATTACGGCTTTTAAAACTAATTGAGTTCTTAATATATCGTTAAATACTTCAGTAAATTTCTTTCTTAATCTTTGAACAAATTTTGTAAATTTAAGTTCATCTCTAGTAATTTCAGTTGAACGTCCTAGATTAAATCCAGTTGACGCTTCTAATCTACTAGCAGGAACATTTAAAGAACGATATAATTTACTTCTAAAGTATTCTATATCTCCCATTTCACCAAGTTGTTGTCCACCTGGTAAAGTAGTAATATCTGTTCCTCTTCCTCCATCTCTACTTGGTAACCAAAAGTCTTCAAGCATTGACATATAGTTTCTGTCATCACGTATCTCACCTGTGTTTGCGTCATAAACAAGTTTGTTTCTATATCTTGCCATAACATCACGTAAGTATTGTTCTGCTTTTATCTTCGGTAAATTACCAACATCAATTTTAAATATACGTCTTTCAGGCGCTCTTGCTATTCTGTAAATAACACTTGCGTCCTCAATCATACGTAATTGATTAACAGGTTTAATTGCCTTATGTAAATATGATAAGACCATATTTTTATTTTGGTCTATTAATCCACTAGGACAAAATGCTATTGCGTCAACAGCAATTTTAATTCCACCTGATGTAGTATTTGTAACTCCTTTTTCATTGTATAAAAAGTATTCTTTAACATCATCAATGACGTTTAATCCATATGGAGTAGGACCGTCTGGTCTTCTTTTTCTTACTTCTCTAATTTTTTTGATTTTTCTAGGGTCTATGTATCTTAATTCTGTAATACCTTTTCTTGTAGATTCTCTATCAATTACTTTATGATAATATACTCTACCGTCTACGTACCATCTTCTAAAGATATCGTGACCTTTTGTATTAAAGTTCATCAACCTTAATACTTCTTTAAACTCGTCTTCTATTTTTCTTCTAACTTCCTTACCGAATGGTAAGTTATCTAGGTTTATTCTTATTGCGTCTTTGAGTTCATTAGCAACAATTGACTCGTTGATAATATCCTCTATTGCCATATCGCATTCAGGATGCAATGCTATTTCTCTATAACGTCTGATAAGGTCGTGTTCAGTCTTTGACTGACCTTCCATATCCAAGTATTGACCATAATACCCACCAGCGGCGATGGTTTGTGTTCCATCATCCGCTTGTGGTTGTGTAAATGCTTGTTTTGGATCCGTAGGTTTTTTAACCCGAGTTATAGAAAATCCAAATAATTCAGCCATAATTTATCTCCTTAAAACTTTCAATACTATTTATAATGAAAGATTAAGTAGTTGTGTTACTTTCAAAGTATTGGAACGATAATGTAATACTTGTTTCTGATAAATCACCCTTAGCAGCGTAATCCAAAGGAATTGCGTTAATACTTGCAGGAAATACACCTCTTAAAGTGTATGACTTGATAGTATTTCCGTTTCTATCCAATTGGTCTACAAATGCGTCTACTTGGTAATCTACAGGATTTGTTAATCCTTCGTTATCAGTCATATTATTAATACCATTCATCCATCTTTCAAATGCATTACGCAATTTGAAATTAGTATCATTTATTACTTTGATATTCCAATCCGCTATTGTTCTATCTCCAGCGATTTTTATTGCTCTGCCTCTAAAAGGTACTTCAATCGTTGTGATTGCCATACCAGGTAGTTCAGCAGCTTGACATAAAAATGCTAGGTCTTCTATTTCTCCGCCAACTTGTGCGTAGCCAGGAAAAGGCATAACCACTTTATATTGGTTACTTCTTGCTCCACCGCCCGACAGTTTAGCTTTGAAATCATTTATGTTTGCCATTGTTTATTTCTCCCCTAAATTATCCTGCGACTTCTTCAAAAGAAACGCCTGTTCTTGTTGCAACGAATTGCAATGAGATAAAGTTGATACTTCTTGCTGGTTTTACAAATATTTCAGCAACAAATTCATTTCTATCCACTACTTCGCTTGTGTTGTTAGTTTCATCACAAACTACTAGGTAGTCTGTAATACCTCGTCTTCCTTGTACTTCTCTTAAAAAAGGTTCTACCATATTTCTAAAACCAGCTCTAGTGAATTCATCATTGAATTCAAATAGTTGGACTTTAGAAGCAGTTGAAATTGCCTTTTCTAAAATAATGAACAATCTTCTGACATTGACTCTATCAAATGCACTAGGTGTTTTCAATCCAGTTTTATCTCCGAACAATACAGTTCCTTGTCCTGGGAACGTAGTCACAGGATTTACTCTTGCTCTGTATAATTCATCTCTTTGAGATTGAGTTGGATTAAATGCTAGTTTAACTGCACCTCTAACGATACCTCTATTTAAACCTGCAGGTGAATACCAAGCGTCAGCAACCATATCAGTTCTTGCCGCTAGTCCTGCCATATCTCCGTTTAAAGGAACATATCTATAGACATCATTATATCTATCGTACATATATTTGTATCCACTATCAAAGAACACATAAGAAGATGAAGCAACTCCGTTAAAGAAATTTACAACATTATCTTTTTGTGTATTTGAATTTGACACATTAACTACATCACTTCTCTCTGGAGAAGCAAAAACTACTACGTCTTTTCTTTTCTCAGCGATTGTAATTAAGTTATCTATATGTGTTGCGTCACCAGCCCCTGCTATTAAAAGACCAACTTCTGTTGTTTCAGCGTCTTGGTATTTTTCATAAGCAGATTTAATTTGAGCAGTTGTAGCAGATGAACCGTCTGCACCATTTATTAATGATACATCACTAACAGACGCTACGTCTGTAAATGTAGTTCCAGCTGCTGCTGTGCCCCAATTTGAACCCGAAGCATTGTGGTCCATCCAATAAACGTAATTACTTGAATTGTAAAGTACGTCTGAATAGTAATTAGTGTCGCCTTGAGGTGATTTACCGTCTGAAGCTTTTGAAACTGCTTCAAATTTTTCTAGTACTTCGCCTTTAACGCCATTAATTCCACCATCTTCGTCAACGATTGCAATATGCATTTCGTCATTACTACCACCTCTTTGTTGAGAGTAAGCAGATGTTCCTGGTGCTTTGTTAAATAAATCATAATATCTCCATCTTCGTCTTACTTGAGCGCCATTTGTAATTGTCGCTTGTAATCCAGATGAGTCAGTTGTGCCATAGTAAGAAGGTTCTTCTTTTCGTACAATGTTCAAGTCATTAGTAGCAATACTAATAACTCTATATTCATATTCATCACCAAAGTTAACTATATCTCCAGCACTTATTCCTGTAGATGAAGCAACAGTTACAACAGTATCTCCGACACTTGTTGAAGCGTCTGAAACAGTTGTCTTGTTAACTTCTTCGTAAGCAGTAGCAGATGGACAAGAAGAAACACTTAAATTGTTTCCCCATACTCCAGCTGTTCTACTAGCCCACATTCCTACAGAAGCAGAACCGTCAGCATAGTTGTTTTGGTAATCAGTAGTATTTTTTATTACAAACGAACTACCACTTTCAGTTGCGTTTGAAACAGATGAATTCTGTACACGAACTACTTTCAAGTTATTTGAATATTGTAAAAAGTTTGAAGCACTAAAATAACTCTCAAAATTAGAGCTATCTGGTTTTCCAAACGTTGATACAAGTTCAGATTCACTACCGATACTTATAACTTCATCAAGAGGTCCTTTACTGAATTGTCCAGCAAAAGCTCCAGAAGAAGATGAAACGGCAGGAATAATTCTTGTTAAGTCTTTTTCCTGTACGAGAACACCTGGTGATACTTGAAATGCCATTAGGTTTTCTCCTTATAATTAGCTAATTAACTTCTCTATTTTCGCATATTCCGTATGTTTTCATACGACCATAATCAAAATTCATAACTATGGATATTTATATAAAGCTTGATTTAGAGCCCTTTTCTAACAACTGGATGCCAGACTGTTCCATATTCGTCTACTTCTGGTTTTTCCCAATCAGGTATACCATCATCTACAAAACCAAAAGGCGCCATATCTTGCTCTATTAATTTCTCTTGTTCTTCATATAGTTGTTGTCTGGCGTTAGTATTAGTCATTTCTTTGAAATAAGGTTGATTGGATAACCAGCCAAATAATACAAGGCAAGTCATTAAATCATCATTACAACCTTCTTCCGCTTGCCAAGAATTTCCTCTACGAGCATAAGTTGACATTTCTTCTATGATATTGAAGTCATTAATAATAACTTTATCGCCTTCAATTAATGTTTTGATGTTAGAACAACCAATTTTTTTAATCTGTTTTGTCATACGAACACCGAAACCAGAACCTCTTCCACTATAACCAGCACCTAATATTTGACCTGCTCTTCCTCTTTGAGTAGTCATTAATATATTAGGATATTCTAATTCATAGTTTAATGATTCACCTATTTGTTGACCTATATCATTTGTTTCACAAAGAATATCTGCCTTGTTATATGCCTTGCAAGCTTTAGCTATTAGGTGTGGAAATAGAATCGGTTTAACTTCATTACTTCTATATTTGGCAACAACTCTATAAGGCATTTTAGATACATCAAATATTAAAAATGCTGAATAATCTTTATCTACACCTCTTGCTACATCAACACAACAAACATAATTTCTACCATTTACAACTTTTTCAAATACATCTAAACCACCACTTGAAGTTAGTGCTGTCATATAAGGTGTATTTTTAATTTTTACTGGTGAAATTAAAGTATCTACTGAACCTAAAAATTCACACTCAAACTCTTGTTGGAATTGTTCCTGTGATGTATTACGTATAGTTGTTTCTTTCCACTTTTCATCTCTACCTGGTACTTCTGACCAATGTACTTCAATAGGCACATAATCATTTCTGTTGTTTTCAGCGTCTGTCCATAATTTATAAAATTGATTCATTCCGTGGGGAGTAGAAACTATAATAACTTTTGTAGTTTTACCTGATGTAATCGTAGGATAAACTGAACTAAAAAACATTTCTGCTATATTAGCAGGTACGAAAGCAAACTCGTCAAGAAATATTATATTATAAGAACCTCCTCGTATTGCACTTGAAGATGTAGCGGCTGCAATAATAGTAGATTTATTTTCTAATTCTATATTACCTTTGTTCCAATTGATAACACCTTGTTGTATATACTTTGGTAAGTTTTCATAAGCAAGTTGTAATCTACCTAATATATCTCTAGCAGTAGAAGATTTATTGGCAAGTATTGCTATGTTTGAATTTGGATTAAATATTGCATAGTGTAATAAGTATGCAATAGTTGTTGTTGATTTACCTGATTGTCTAGGTAGTTTGCAAATAGTAAATCTGTTTTTGTCAATTGTATGAACAATCTTCTTTTGAAAACCATACATACTAAAAGGTATAAGACCTTCATCTAGGGAAACAATTTTCATATGTTGCTCCATAAAATATATTGGGTCTGCTTTACATTTTTGAAATTCTACAATCTGTTCTTTAGTAAATTCAACTGGTGTATTTACTTTTTTAAGATTAGGATTTCCTAAATATGCGTCTGTTACACTCATAATACTATTTATCTTATTTTACTTTAAAAAACCGAACCAACCAGTTATGATATATTTTTCGTGTTCTTTCGTTATCTGACCGCTATGTGTATGCGTAAAGTCAGTAGGCCAAATTAAAGTTAGTCCTTTTTTAGCTGGTGTTGTTAATTTTTGATATTTAAAATGTGTACCACCTTCAGGCACATCATTTAAATAAGTCATAAAAACTAAATTACGATTTTCGTGGATACTTCCTCTTTCAAAATGAGGAGCAAAATAACCTCCTGCTGGTGGATAATATTGTATATTAACTCCTTCAACTAAACCCCAAGGTTTAAAATGAGCAAGTTCAGGATATTTCTCTTCATATAAAGTACAACACTCTTTTAATGCTTGTTTCCACGCCCAATATCTTGGTTCTCTCCAATGAGGATCAACTCCAATATCTATTGAATCTTTATGTTTCTTATTAACACTAAAAGGTCCACCTATAACACCTGGTCTTTGTTCTTGTGGATTTTCTTTGAATAAATCTACGATACCATCACAAATTTTTTCATCCATATACCAACCACCGATAAAACTTTCTAATGGAAATTTATGTTCTTTCATTTATTATTACTCCTTCAATATGTGTATAACCTAATTTAATAGCTGCCTGCACTCGCTGACTGCCTCTCCACACACTATATTCTTTTTCTATATAGGGTATGCCCATTACACCGTATCTAGGTACTTCTGATACAATGTGCTCTTTTACTTCTATTGGATAATTTAATGATTCACCATCTAATAATTCTTTTAATGGTGCCATTGACTTAATATATTTTAAGTCTTTTATTGCGATAGGTTTTTTATTCTTTACTTTCTGATTTGCCGTCAATAATTTCATTTTCAATTCTCTTTTCTTTTTTAGTTTCCATACTTTGTTTATTCAACATCTTTTGTAATTCTGCTGTTGAACCTACAAATAAAGCATTTTTAATATTAGCATTTGTTTTACCAGGTAGTTCTTTTAAATCTTTTAATTTCTTTTGTAGGTCTTGTAATTTATCAACAGACGTAGCAACTTGTCCTATTAGTTGACCAACAACTTCATATGCTCTAGGGTGTTGACCTTCTTTTGCAATATCTAAAATACCTTGTATTGCCTCTTGACCTTTTTCTATAAGATTATAATAATTTTCTCTACTATAATCATAATCTGTATTAATATCTTTATCTATTTTTATTGCAACTTCACCATTTTTTCTTTGTACTGGAGCTTTAAATTCTTTAGGTGGTTCTAAAGGAGTATCAGTAACTTTATCTTTACCTTCCAAACCTAATATTTCATTAACACTTTCTTCCAATTTACTCATTATTCATCTTCTCCTGTTACTGGATTATATTTCTTTGTATCATCATAGAAACTAATCTTTGTTGTAAATCCAAAATCATCATCTGCATTAGCACTTTCAGGATTTGGTATCGTTATAATTCTTTCTTCTCTTGATAAAGGAGCATCCGTAGATGTTCCTAAATCTGCTTGTGATTTTCTAATAACTTTACCTTGTGCCATAGGTCCATATAAGTAAGTTTTAGCAGTAAAGTTTAAAGTATATATAACAGCTCTTCGCTTATTAAAATCACCATCATATGTATCTTCATATATTACTTCATCTAAAACAATAGGAACATCACGTTTAATATTTAATTCTGGTATTGCATTAATAGTAACTGTATAGTCTGGTTGAAAATAAGGTAATATTTGTTCAATTATTTGTAGTCCATTTTCTGCTGTAGCAGTAAAAGAATATAAAGAAAATTGTATATCATATGGTACTGGTGAATAATTAAAATTATGTATAGTAGAATCAGAAGATTTAACTCTAACAGTTTTTTGTAATTTATTTAACTTTCTATTAGGATCATATTTTAATCCTTTTAATTCAAATCCCATTCTAGGTAAAACAATTGCAAAAGTTCTACCTTTGTCTAAATTTGCTTGTTGTTCTAATCTTTGTATAAACTTTTCTTTAGGTGCATATGCCAAAGGTACACGCATTCTTTTAGTAACAGCGCCTGTGCTTGATTTCGTCTGTACTATAACGTTATTGAAAATTTGACCAAAAGCAATAGTTAGTCTTCTTAAACTTTGATTATAAAAATGTGTTCCGAACATTATAATATTTTACCTTTATTAGGTCCTTTTTTAATTCTATATCTTTGTGTGCCTGTTGCACCTATTTCAACTTCTGTTCTTAAAACTTTAGTTAATTCTAAAGTTTTTTTTTCTCTATTAACTTTATTAGTATGTTCAGTTAATTGTTTATGTCTATCTCTAGTGTTTTCCATTACTCATCAATCTCCCCAAACGGATTTCTTTCAGTAAAGTCTAATATATCATCTGCTGTTCCTACTGTATCATATCCTGCCTCTTTATTCAAGTCTAGGTTATCTGCATATGGAGATTGTGTTTGTATATTAGAAGCAGTATAATCTTCTTTCATTAAGAAAGATGGTTGACCTGTTGAATGGTCAAAGTAGTCTTCTAACGTTAATGATCCTGCACCTGTCATAGCCTCTTGACCGTATTCTAATTTTACTCTATACTGTAATTGGTCTAAAGTAGCTGCGTCTTCGTGTTGGTCAATAGCTTCCAAACCTGTATCAAGTTTCTCACTTGAATATTCCCAACGAGTTACTTTCAATTTATAAACTGGTAAGTTTCCTAATTGATAGAAAGGTTCCTGGTCTTCTACAAATAAAATTTCAAAGAAAGAACCCATTAAAGGAACATAAATTACATCACCTTCATTTGGTCTTCCTGAAGCAATTAAGTTTGCTTTATTTGCAACTAAATTATTGAAACTTCTTTTTGCAACAACAAGTGTTGTGTCGTCCCTAATTTCTAATCCGAATTTACTTATGATTTCTTGCTCACCTGCAAAACCTGTATTGTTTTCAAAATACATTTCTATTGAAAATGAATCGTCAAACTTACTAGTTACATCTTCTCCTAGTATTAAATCTTTATTGACTAATGTTCGTGGTAAGTAAAAGACATCCTGACCGTAAATTTTAAGACCTTCAACAATTATATCTTCGTGTAGTCTTTTTTCGGCAGCATTGCCTATGCCTCGTCCACCTTGAAAGTAATGATTAACTGGCATAGCATTATCCTATCATAAAGGTTGGATTTAATTCGTATTGTGACCTGATTTTTTGTTCTAAAGTTTCTATATCTGCTAATGCTTGTGAATAAATTTCTTGTCCGTTTAAAGTAACCCCACCTATCATTTGAACACCACCAAATTTTGCTAAATTAGCGCCCCATTGTTTTTTAAATAAAGCAACAACATATTTCTTTAAAAATAAATCATCATAGACATCTGTAAATTGTTCTGGATCTAATTGTCTAAAACACTCTATTACAAGAAATTCATCAACTTGTAAATCATTTTTCCAATCCATATCTATATACAATCTATTATCGTGTTGATTAAATCTCATTGGTTTTTCACCAACTAATACGTGGTCTAAAAAATCTAAATGTCTTAATACAACATCATAATTAATAACAGACGTTGAAGAAAAATCATATAAGTCATTTAATCTTAATTGATATCTAACATCAAATAAATTTAAATTACCTTTGTTTGAAAATGGAAAAATATTAACTACTGATATAACTGATTCAGGAACAATGATATACTGATTACCTTCTACCCACTCACTTGATACGGTAGTTGAATCACCATAAGTTTTAGTAGCAACTTCAGTTGTACCTGTACCTGTAATTCTATCTTTATCTGCTTGAGTATACTTGTATTTTAGGTAGGTTCTTTTAACACCTTCATAGTGATATTGAGCAAAATATTGTAATGCTTCGTCCAGTCTATCTTCTAACTGGTCGTCATCTACGTTAATTTCTATTACTGGTTTACCTAATGCTCTTAAAGCGTACTGTTTTAGCTGTTCTCTGGTTGCTGGTTTTGCCATACTGGTTCCTTTATTGTATATTTATAATAACAATTATATCTTCGGAAACAAATTATCAGTACAGAATAGTCTTATATCATCTTCAGGCAATCCAAGAGTCTTCATTACTCTAGGGGTGTGGGGATTTTGTTGTTGGTGCTCGCAATAGAAGTTTTGAGCTCTTATAACATCTTCTTCCTTTGAATCGCTATTATAATGACCAATTTTGTCAAGATAATTTTCTAAATTAGACGTAGCAAGAGTACAAATTTGATTTAATTCTCTTTCATCCGAAATATTACCAGCGGCAATCATACCTGGACTAAAGATAGCCTTCGCCCAATCAGGCAATTCTCTTTCTTTAGATGGTTTATACCATTTTGTTTCTTCTATAAAGTATTTTGTTAAGGGATGGTCTTTTAATAATAGTGGACTAAAATCGTGAAAACAACCTGTTACTTTTTTCTTACCTGCGATAACATCAAATCCATAAATTGGACCACCATTTGTTAAATTTGGAAATAAACATATATGTGCCATCCAAAGACCTTTTGTTTCTCTGGCGTCCACTACATCTACGTGAGCACGTCTTACACTCATATTAGACCAAGTACGGTTGGTCCAATTATCATTATTAAATCTATCCATACCTTCTTCGTTGTATTCTTTACAACGTTTATCAAGTATAGCAATTATGTCTTTTTCAAGTTTGATTAATCTTTCCCAAATCATTAATCTCTTCCTTCAATACTTGTTCCTTTGAAAGGATCATTTTTTGTATCTTTATTATTTTCGTCAAATACTTCATTGGTTAATATTAAAGGTTTAGAAGTATCCATTTCGTTCATTTCTTTAAACAATGCTGTAGCACTTGCAAAACAAAATTTACACTCATTTAAAATATTAAGTTTATAAACATTTAAATAACTGTTTATTGTTTCTTTTACTATTCGTTTATATTCTTTTATTTCTTTATGCTTAAATTTGTAATAACGATTAGGTCCTGGCGTTCTTTTCATTATCATTTGACCACCAGATACATCTCCTAAATGTCTAGTATAGATATGAGCGTATAATTTTTCTGCGTCTTCTTTGATTGTTTCAATATGAGCAACATAATCTTTTGTACTTTGAGTTATAGTTGGCTCACCTTCACCTGTCCATAATGCTTTGTAATCATAATGTATATGTTCTCCTCTAGGTAGATTAGGAGTTGTACGAAATAGAGAATTCTCCATTCCATATTTTTCTAATACAGAATAGCATTGTAATTGGTTGTAAAGATATGTGGCGTAAAGATTAGGTTCAATAGAACCAGACATAAGAGTCTTGACAAACTCTTGTCTTTCTGCGTTTTGATGAATTTCTGCTGTTAATTCTTTGATATCGTACATAATATAACCAGGTGATGTAAGAAGATATTACTATCTTCTGGAGAATTAATTAAACTTCAAGACCTTCGTCTTTAAGAGCTTTAGTTTTAACAACTTCAGCTTTAACCATTTCATCTTGTTTTGCTTTATTAGCAGTAACTTCGTCTTCTGAGTCTTGTAGTTTCTGTGCTATTGCTTCAGCTTCTGTTTTGCCTTCTGCGAAGCAAACTACTGCTGAACCGTTCCAAGATAATCTCCAAGGTTCAACACCATCAGGAACATCATCTCTTTTGACTGCTCTTCCTGCTGATACTGCTTCATCGCCAGCGGCTGCTTTATCTGTAAAAGCTGATCCGTCGTGTACATTAAAGTAATATGTTGCCATTTTTTTTAATTCTCCTTAATTATATATTTTATTATGAACCGTACTTACCACCGTAAGTAGAATCGTTGTTTCCATAACTTCCCCACCAGTCAATTTGCATTAACAATGGATAAGCAGTTGAATAGAAACCTCCGTGTAGCCACGTTCTTGCAGCTGTTAAACCGTGATTTCCAGTTTTATTAGTTATGTCTGCACCAACAAGGTTATTGTTGTTTGGAATAACTCCATCTCCTGATGAGCTACCGTCATAAACTCTAGTTGTCGTAGTTTCATCTGAATCCGTTGGATCAAAAGACCACGCATACGTTCTATGAGAAGTACCGTCGGTGTTGTCTGACCAACCTCCGTGGAAACCTGTACGACCCCAAGCAAACCAAGGATTTCCTCTACTTGATTTAGTTTGGTTAATACTTATGAATTTTTTAGGATTCTGTAAACTCATACAGAATGCATTGATACCAACTCCGTAGTAGTAATATGGTGAATAAATCATTCCCCAAGTACCATCCCAAGTAGTCATAAATTTAGTGTAGTATTGGTGACCTTCCCAAGCGCCGTAAGACGTTGTTGTTGATCCTTGGAACGTTTGCCAAGAATCCCATTGTCTACTTGCACCTGTTATAGCAACACCTGTTCCTTTTACTGAACAATCAAATACACCGTATCTCTTACTGTTACCTTGTTTTAATCCAAATCCAACGAAATCGTTATTACCGACAACTACGCACCAATCTTTATTATTTTGGTTAGTCCAAGTGTCAGTAAAGTATTCAGTTGAAGATAAATTGTCAAAGAATTCTTTAATTCTGTCTATTTTATTTAAACATTTAGTACCTTTGAAAATGTGAATAGTTTTTGAAGTATTTCCACCTTCGTCACCAGAGTGAATCATAACTAAAGTTTTTGTTTTCTCATTGTATCCAGTACCAGTCGCATATGATTGGTCTGTATTTAATAAGTGTGAAGAATAATCGTAGTAATCTATATTAGGACAAGCGTGATTACCAGGATACATTTCTCTCATTGTGTATCTTCTGTTTAAGAACATACGTCTAGGTCTAATACCTTCAGGTAGAACCATATTTAATTTACACCATCCGTTTTGATATTCAAAACTTGAAGTATATTCGTGTAATGAATGCCAAGATACCATTCCATCTCTTGAAGATGTGTACCATTGTGCGTGTGGGTATTGGTCACATTGGTACATACTTTTGTTCCAATATGTCCAAGATGAATAACCTTGTGTTGTTAAATCGTGGTGAGAAACGTGAGTTCCGTGGTCATTGTGTGAATATGAAAACGAAGCGTCACCAGTGATACCAAATCTGTAGTTAGTAGTAGAGTTAGATATTGCACCCCAAGGTGAACCAGTTTCTTTGAAACCAGAATCGAAAACTCTATAAGTCATATGATGGTTCTGGTCGGAGTTATCTCCCCAAAAACCAAATAGAGGCAATGATTCTTTTCTGTGGTCAATTGCCCCAGCTGATCCGCCACCTAAAAGTGTTGAATAGTTACTCATTAAATGTTCTCCCTTAAATCTTTTATTAAACTATTTATATTGTTTATTACTTTCATTTTAAATTATGTTAACAACCATCCAATAAATGAAGAAGTCACGTCTGGTGTTGTTTTAAATGTTAGTCTGAAATTTGCGTAGTTAGAATCTACTGTTAAATTAGTAGCACTTCCCGCTATGTTATTACCAGCTCTATCAACTGTAAGGTTTTTAGATCCAAATTTACCCATTGCGTCAGCAACCATAACGTAATCGTTATCTGCTGGACTTGCAGGTAATGTCATTGTAAAAGCACCGCCGTCTGTATTGCAAATATATGCACCACCAGATACAGCAGTAAAGTTAGCAGTTTTAGTTTCCCAGTTAATTCCAGTTGCATTTGCCCAAGTTGGGTCAGCTGCATTACCTTTTGTTTGTAAAACGTTTCCGCTTGTACCAGCAGGTAATCTTTGAACACCAGAAGCATCCCTAAAAAGAATATCTCCGTGTGTTGTTAATTGGGTTACATCATCACCTTTTTTAGCGATTTTTGACCAGTAAGTTGCATTTGAAGTAGCATTACCAGTTGAAGCTAAAATGCATATAAAAGACTCGCCACCAAAAGTTACAATGTCATCTACAACGTAAGCTGTAGCGCCATTATAAGCACCTTGGAATACTGGTTTAATTCTGCCTAAATTTATTGTTGCCATAATTCTCTTGTTCCTTATTTATATTTATAATAGTTTATTTCTCACTTTTATAAAATTTGTAATATTTATTTCTATAGTCCTACTGTTAAATTACCGTTAACTATAGTCCACTCTAGCCCAGCTTTCCATAAAACACTATCCTCAAAGATATCTTCTTGATTTTTTGTTTTATATCTAGTATCTATGTTGTCTTGACCATTAGTGTATGTTATTTGTAAATTACCCTTCCATTCAGGAGTGTAAATATCCCCACCTGATAAACTATGTTTACCATTGTAGTAGTATAATTTATCAACAGCACTACCAGGGTCTGTACTAGGTGTTTTATTTGGAACAGCTATTTGTACATATGCGCCACCACTTCCAGCAGTTCCAGAAGTAGTTACATTTGTTGAGTATTCAGTTCCACCACCCCACGTTCCATCTGAAGTAGTTGAAAATTTAAATTGATGTCCAGTATTACTTGAGTCAGAAACATCAAATTTGTAAGTATTGCCTTCATAAAATTTCATAGTATTTCTAAATCTTGTTTCGTGAGTGATAGGTAATTCATCATCTCCACCGTCTACAATATATTTACCAGCATCCATAATAAGATACATTTTTGATCCTGTAGTATTAAATTCTAGTCCTCTTACATTTCTTATTGGTGCGCTTGGTGTAGTAGCAGCAGTAAAAGTATATGTAGAGTCGAGTGCTTGTGTAGTTGAAATATCAAAACCTGTTACTAATGTATATTCCATAACATCTGAACCGACACTACCACAAATATATATTTTAGTTCCTAATGTATTGAAACCAAATCCTATTGGTGAAGTATCTTCAGCAGCGAAAGAAAATGAATCAACATAAGTTGCTGTAGAAACATCATAGTTTGTAGATAATGAATATTCTCCAACATCATTTCCGTCATCACCTAAAATAAACATTAATGATCCGTCTGCATTAAATCTCATTGTACGTGGGTCTGTTTCTGTAGCAGCTAATGAAAATAAATCTGTATAAGTTGCTGTTTCAACTTGCCAAGCAGTTGATAATGCATATTCATAAACATTGTCAGCAGCGATACTTGCGTCTAAATTTCCAGCAGTACCTACAACATACATTTTAGTTCCAGTATCGTTGAAAGCTAATCCTTGTGGACTTGTTTCTTGCGTACCAACATTGAAGTGTGTTCTCCAAGTTGCTGTAGAAACATCAAATGCTGTTGTTAAATCGTACTCATCAATATGTTTATCAGTATGTCCAACAGTATACATTTTCAGTCCACTATTACCAAATCTTACTTCTCTTGGATTTGTATCTTCTGTATGAATAGAAGTACTTTTTGAATAAGTTGCTGTAGATGAATCAAATGCTGTACTTAAATTATATTCATAGACAGCTTGATTACCAGCAACTATTTTAATATCTCTATTAATAGTTTGTGTAGGTGAAACTCTATGAAATCCATAGAATTCATCTTTTTGTTTTGTTGTTATACTAAATTGTGAAAGTTTTGACATAAGTTACCTATATTTATTTATTACGCTACCTCAACTAATTTCCAACCGTTCGTTCCACCAGTCCACACTAAAGTGAATCCTGCGTGATTAACTTCGGCAGTCATATCTTCTGTTAAATTCATAATTTCATTTCCATTTCTACCAACTGTTAATGGTTTTGTTTGAAACGTTCCATTAACATCTAAAAACGAAACTGTATCTCCAGTTAATGGAGAAGCAGGTAAATTAACTGTAGTTGCATATACACTTGTATTTACTAAATATCTTCCGCCACTTGAAGCAGTTGTTGTTGTTGAACCGTCACCTGTAATTGTTTCCCAAGGTGATCCGCCACCAAGACCTGTCCAAGATGATCCGTTATAACCTTCCCAAGCAACTAAAGATGTATTATATCTTATTGCACCTGCATATGGAGTACCAGGTCTTTGTGCTGATGTTCCTGTTGGAGGAACCCAAGCACCGACACCTGCTTTATCTCTTGTCATATATCCTAATATAGCACTTTCTGTTGGTACGGCAGTATTAGAATTTCCACCTAAAGTTTGGTCTGTACTAAATTCGTTTACAGCGGCACCTAATTCTGCACCGATAGAACCAAGTTTTAATTCACTTAATCCTGAAAGGTTAAAGGCGTCTGCATTAAGAGTGGCAGTACCAGTAGCTTGTTCAATTTTGAATAAATCACCAACTCTAAAGTCACCAGTTTGGTCAGTTGATACCCAAT